CACATGTGGCCAAGTGGCCAAGTTGTCCGAAAAATTGTGGGCACTTTCTGCCATAAAAACTGCACTTTTATGACAGTAACGCCCACAAAAAACCCAAATAAGTGGGCAAATGGCCACCTTTGGGTACGTACTTGGCCACGGGAGCGTGTGTGAAAACTGTTAAAAGTGTGACTAATGTGACTAAAGTAGGCTCAAAACGCCCCAAAACGGGGGTATGTGTGGACATTTGCCGAAGTTGAGGATCCCCCGTGGCCAAGTGGCCAAGTTTGTAGGTAAATTTAAGAGCTAAACTAATCTCTCTACAAAACAAACTACTTGTCCAAAAACCGCCACATTTGGCCACGAGCCGTTCGCGGGGTCTACAAGGCCTATAATGACCACCTACGAAAGGAAGTACCATGCCTAATGGACAGCGCGTGACTCTCGTTGTTGAGGTTGACCTGGACGCCGTTCCCGGAGCTTTCCACACCCCGGAGAGTGCCGAGGAGCACGTCCGTCAGATCCTCATCAACTCGATCCCGCACTACTGGCCCACAGTACACCGCCAGCTGTAGCTGATAAGTGAGTGCTCGTGCTAACCACACGGGCTTTCACTTTTTGTCTGACCGAGGCCCAAAACACCGTTTTTTCATTTGCCCACGCATTCGATACATGGGTTATAATGAAAGGAGTAGGATATGCCTACCACCTCGGTTATGTTTTTGTTACAGGAGTCTTGATCTGATGCCCAATGTTACCAAACGTGAGCAAAAGCTGGAATCCGCATTCCAAGCTGAGCTCATCAAGGAACTTGAGGCCCTCTATCCAGAGTGCATCATTTTGAAGAACGATGCGCAGCTTCGGACGGGGATCCCAGATCTCATCGTGTTGTACAAGAACAAATGGGTAATGCTGGAAGTCAAAGCAGCCTGGAACTCGGACCACCAACCGAACCAGGACTACTACATCGACAAGTGTGATGACATGTCGTTTGGCGCTTTCATTTACCCCGAGAACAAGGAAGCGATTCTAGATGCAATTCAACAGACATTCAGAAGTGCAAGGAAGGCACGCGCCGCTTAGTGCGTCGAAGCACCACTGGCTGGGCTATGACAACAACAAGCTCCGTCTTTCCATGCGCAACAACCTCCAGGCTCAGCGTGGGACTGACCTGCACGACCTCGCTGCTCGGGACATCGTCCTGGGTATGAAGCGACCGAAGAACCGTTCGTCCTTCAACTGTTACGTCAACGACGGCATTGGATTCCGCATGAGTCCCGAAGTCGTCCTCTTCGTCACCTACAATGCCTTTGGAACGGCCGATTGCATCGGTTACCGTGAAGAGGTCATCCAGGAGACCGGTGAAAAGCTGTGGGTGCTTCGCATTCACGACTTGAAGACCGGGACCACTCGTACGGCATTCACGCAGCTTGAAGTTTACGCTGCGTACTTCTGCCTCGAGTACAAGAAGAGTCCGTACGACATGTTGATCGTTCTGCGCATCTACCAGAACGACGAACCGTACAAGGAATTCATTCCTGACCCCCGGCGGATCGAAGAGATCATGGAAAAGACCATCAACGCCGACGCCATCTACGACCAGGTCCGATTGGAGGATGCCCTGTGATTTTCGACAGTGATGTGGACCACGATGAGTTTCTCGCTCACTATGGCGTCCTCCGCAAGTCGGGACGCTATCCTTGGGGTTCGGGTGAGACTCCCTACCAGCGCGGTAAGGACATGCTCGCCCACATCAAGGACCTCGAAGACAAGGGCTTCTCGCCTGTTGAGATCGCACGCGCTTTCTCGACCGACGAGGTCAAGTTCACGACTACGGATCTCCGCAATGCAAAGACGATCGCCAAGGCCCGCATCGATGCTGAAGACCGAGCCCGCGCTGTCCGACTCAAGGACGCCGGAAACTCGAACGTCGCCATCGGTGAGATCATGGGTCGCAACGAGTCGTCCATCCGTGCACTCCTGAAGCCCTCCGAGGACACCAAGGAAGCCATTCTGTTGGCAACCGCGGGAACTCTGAAGGACAACATGGAGAAGTCCGGCGGATTCCTCGACATCGGTAAGGGAACGGGTAACCACCTCGGTGTGAGCCCTGAAAAGCTCGCTGTGTCGGTTGCCATGCTCAAGGACGAGGGCTACGAAGTCTTCTATGTGCCTGTCAACCAGCTGGGAACGGGAAAGAACACCACCACCAAGGTGCTCGCCCCTCCTGGAACGCGGTTCCCCGATGTCATCAACCACCCTGAGAAGATCAAGTCGATCGCGACCTACAGCGAAGACGGTGGCCGTACCTATCTCGACGTCAAGCCTCCCGTTGCGGTAAAGCCCTCTCGAGTGGCTGTCCGTTATGCGGAAGATGGCGGAGATCAGAAGGACGGTGTCATCGAGCTTCGTCGTGGAGTCGACGATCTGTCCCTCGGTAGCTCACGGTACGCCCAGGTGCGTATCAAGGTCGGAAACGATCACTACCTCAAGGGCATGGCCATGTATTCGGACGATGTGCCGGACGGCTATGACATGATCTTCAACACGAACAAGACGAACACGGGCGACAAGCTCAAGGCTATGAAGCCGATCAAGAAGGACGCGAATACCGGTGAAGACACCGAGCTTCCGTTCGGATCGATCGTTCGCCAGATCAACTATCCCGGAAAAGACGGAAAGCAGCATCAGTCGCCGCTTAACATCGTCGGATCTGTGAAGAAGGATGATGACGGAAACGACATCTCCTATTCTGGTGAAGAAGGTGGCTGGTCCAAGTGGTCCAAGTCGCTTTCGTCTCAGTTCCTGTCAAAGCAGTCGCCCGATCTGGCCCGCGAGCAGCTGTCGCTTGCGTACGATCGCAAAAAGGCCGAACTCGACGAGATCAACTCCCTGACAAACCCGGTTATCAAGAAGAAGCTCCTGGAGTCGTACGCTGATGGCATCGATTCCGCTGCAAACCACTTGAAGGCCGCTGGTCTGCCGAGAACTGCAAACCATGTCATCCTTCCGATTAACAGTCTGAAGGACAACGAGATCTACGCCCCGAACTACAACAACGGTGAGCGAGTCGTTCTGATTCGTCATCCGCATGGTGGTACGTTCGAGATTCCCGAACTCGTTGTGAACAACCGTAACCGTGAAGCGAACCGCCTCATCAAACAGGCAAAGGACGCTGTTGGAATCAACGCCAATGTTGCCGGTCGCCTTTCAGGTGCCGACTTCGATGGTGACACGGTTCTGGTCATTCCGAATCCTGAATCTGGCAAGGGTCGTGTGAAGTCTGCACCTCCTCTGCAAGGGCTCAAGGGATTCGATCCTCAGAGGGCACATCCGCCTTTTGACGGAATGAAGACCATCGACGGTGGAACGTGGGACGCCAAACTCGGAAAGCCCGTTTTCCCGATCGACCCCAAAACCGGCAAGCCCAAGTCGCCTAACAAGCAGGCTAAGCAGCTGAAGATGGGTGACATCTCCAATCTGATCACAGACATGACCATTCAGGGTGCGCCGAATTCGGAGCTCGCTCGTGCAGTGCGTCATTCCATGGTTGTCATCGATGCTGAAAAGCATTCGCTTGATTTCCGTACGTCTGCGAAACAGAACGGTATTGCGGAGCTCAAGAAGACCTATCAGGGTGGCGCTACTCGTGGTGCCGCAACTCTCATTTCTCGTGCTAAGTCTGAGGCCCGTCCTGCAGACCGCAAGATGCGTATTGACCCTGCTACAGGGAAGCGCGTCTGGGAGTACACTGGTGAGCAGATCACCAAGAAGAATGGCGAAGTTGTAGACAAGCCTTGGTCACAGGGTAAGTCCACCAAGATGTTCGAAGCCAATGACGCCCGTGAACTGCTGTCTCGTGATGGCGGTACTCTCATGGAGCACGTCTATGCAGATCACGCCAACAAGCTCAAGGCACTAGGGGACTCTGCTCGCAAGTCGACAATTGAGACCCCCTCCATCAAGAGGAACCCCTCTGCAGCCAAGGCCTATGCGCCTGAAGTTAAGAGTCTCGCTGAGAAGCTGGATCTCGCGCAGAGAAACGCCCCTCGTGAACGGCAGGCCCAGATTCTAGCAGGTACCCTGGTTAAGGCCAGGATCGAAGCAAACCCGGATCTGGATAAGGACGGCATCAAGAAGATTAAGTCCGCCGCCCTGAATGAAGCCCGTGCCCGCATGGGAGCCAAGAAGCCGGCCATTCAGATCACTGATAAGGAATGGAGTGCTGTACAGGCAGGCGCTGTTACTAACAACATGCTGAAGAGCATCTTGGACAACGCCGACCTGGATCAGGTCAAGCAGCTGGCCACACCACGCGAGGTCAAGGCCATCGCCCCCGCCAAGGTAACGCGAGCCAAGTCCCTCCTAGCTAGGGGCTATGACTACGCTGATGTGGCAGCCATGCTGGGCGTACCTACCAGTACCCTCCACGACTATGTCAACGGCTAAGTAGAAAGGACACGGGGTACAGCTACCATGGCAGGGCACATGCTCACCACAGCGGACAATCCTTACGATCCTTTCACAAGGTTCGATGAATGGTTTCAGTACGACGAGAGCAAGGGCTACCACACCACTGCCTACCTGGCACGAGTGGTCAAGTCTTCTGATGAATTGTCTGAAGCTGATCAGATGCAAGCGATCGAACAAGGAATTGATGAAATTCTGGAATTCGATGAAGCCGGCATCTACTTGAAGGTCGACGAAACCACTGTGCAAGGCCTCTTGGGGTCTGCATAAGGGGGTGGGGAGGGGGTCTCGAAATATAGGCCCCCACCCCGTATCGCCGCCCTCCTAAAAAATTCTCCGGGGGGATATTTTCCACAGAGCAAGTCGGTTTTCCCCTCGGCAAAAGTCTTCTGAACTCCTATGAAAGGAACCAAATGGCAGACGTAAAGGGCGGATACCTTCGCCCAACCAAGTCAAGCTTCATCAGTTCTTCCTTCGAAGATCACAAGCGACGCAACCCGCCGTCGACTGAGCCGGCTGTGGACTACGGGGTCGCCTACGGCACCTCGCTCTACGCCGTCGAGGACGGTACGGTCACGCTCGTCGACCACACGACCGCCGGAGCAGAGGGTCGCCGACTCTCGATCGCGCTCAACGACGGTCAGATGGCCTCGTCGATCCACCTCTCCAAGATCCTGGTCAACTCTGGCCAGAAGGTCAAGCGTGGCGACCTCGTCGCATACACCGGTGCGTCTGCCTGGGGCAAGGAATGGGGTGTCGGTGCTCACGTGCACCAGACGCTGTTCCCGACTCACGCTCACACGTTCGGTACGCACAACACGCTGAACCACGAGGCGTACATCGGGGACGACAACGACAACTTCGTCTTCGACCAGAACGTCGCGAACGAGCAGAACTTCCTCAACGCCGCTCAGGGTGAGAAGCTCATCGTCGATGGACTCCTCGGCCCGGCAACGATCGCCGCCATCAAGCGCTACCAGACGTACCTTCAGGGTCGCGGGTGGTACAGCGGACTCATCGATGGCGACTGGGGTGCCGGCACGCAGGCTGGTCACACGAACCGCTACAACGAGTGGGTCGCACAGACCACGCCGAAGCCGAACCCGTCCTACCACAAGGCCACGGTCAACGACCTCGCCGATCTCCAGTACGTCAACGGTCTCCAGAAGGTCGCGCACCTCTACGGCTACGGTCGTGGCATGTCGCAGTCGACCTGGATGGACAACCGGTGGGGTGCCGGTTCTGCGGCGGGTCTTCAGGCCTTCCTCAACCAGAACTACGGCGGGTCGCTCGCTGCCTGGCTTCGTTCCAAGTGGGGCTACGCCGACAACGACGACAACTGGGGCCCCAACATGAAGGCCGCAGCCGCTCGCGCCGAAGCTGCCAACTACAAGGCACTCTAACCCAGAGTTCCACGACGATCCACGGGGTTCCCTGCCGGGTCCTCAGTTCTCATAATTCAGGGATTCATCGCCCCTGCTCCTTTCAAGATAGCTCCTCGTCCCCAGCGAGTCGAGCGAAGAGAACTGAGGGCCCCGCTGGGAACCCCGTGGGTCAACGGGAGATAAACTAATGGACAGACATCCTGTAGGAGACCGCAAGCGCCGAGTAATCGAAATCCTGATCCGCCTCATCGACATCATCTGCTATCTGGTAGTGTTTGTCGGCGGAATCTTTGCCCTGTTCTTCACGCCCGACACGGTGACGAAAGAGCTCAATGGATTCGAGTGGATGATAGGTTGGTGGGCTACGTTCCTCTTGGTTGGGGGACTGATGGGGCTTATCGGTCGCATCACCACCATCTGGATCATCGAACCCGCCGCCGATGTAGCAGCATTCATCGGCATCATCATGTACTTCGTCATCATCGGAGTAACCGCATTTTCGTCAATTACAGCAGCAGTCGCGACATGTCTCGTGTTTGTTGCTGGTTTGGGGGTTGCTCGACGCTATCTCGAGTTGCAGCTATTCGGATCCGATCCGACGCGCCGTGACTGGAGATCCCGCATCGAGGACGCTTTCCAGCGACGCATTCCAAACGTGCCACCTAGGGGGTGATTACATGCTCGACAACCCCGCAGCCCTCGCCATCGCTATTTTGGGGTCGGCAGGACTCGGTGGGTTTATTCGAGAAATAGTGTCGGGCATACTGAAACTCCGCTCTGGTGTATCCGCTAAGGAATCAGTGCGTAAGCGTGATCTTGTCAGTGAGAGAGATTACGAATTTACTCGAGCCGAGGCCGAGAGCCGCAACCGTCGTCGACTGGACGAATACGTTAGCGAGCTCCGCCTTCTGCTGATCGAGAACGGTCTCAAGGGCGTCATCCCCGACCGGCCTCGGCTCGAGAAGATCCCCGATCGTGTTCCAGGTAACCCAGTCCCGCAAACAGTAGAATGATCCGTAAGGAGGTGATCATCTTTGGGCAGACCCCGCAAGTCGTCAGCCCGAACTGCCGAAGCTCGGGAGGAAGAGATGATCGCCTTGGCTATGGACTACGCCGAGCGTCAGCTACGAGAAGGTTCCGCTCCGGCACCTATCGTTACGCTGTATGCCAAGGAAGGTCTGAGCCGAGCAAGACTTGAGCGTGATCGCTTGCGTGCCGAAGTGCGAGAAAAGGACGCAAAGATCGCCCAATTGGAGGCCGCATCCCAATCTAACGAAAAGCTTGATACGGTGCTACGTGCGTTCCGCCGTTATAGCGGACAAGAGGTGGAAGATGAGGATGATGAAGACGTATACTGAACTTCGCAGACTCGATTCCTTCCTCGAACGCTTCGAGTACTTGTCACTCAAGAGTGTCGTTGGACGGTACACCTTTGGGTCAGAGCGCTTTCTCAATCAGCAGTTCTACGCATCCCGAGAGTGGCGTAACGTTCGACGTGACGTCATCGATCGCGATGGTGGTTTGGATCTTGGAGTGGAAGGCTACGACATCTTCGATCAGATCTCGGTTCATCACATGAATCCGATCACGATGGAGGACGTCGAGAACCACAACCCCGAGATTCTCGATCCTGATCTGCTGATCAGTGTCAGTCATGAAACCCACAATGCCATTCACTATGGCGACAAGTCGCGTCTCCGTCTCCCGAGTCTCGTGGAACGCAGGCCCGGCGACACACGACCGTGGTAACACAGGAAGGAGGATCAAATGCCAGTAAACGACGCGAGCATTCTTGACTCGATCAAGAAAGTCCGTGGTATCGGACCGGAAGACCCGTCCTTTGATGAGGACATCGTCATGGCGATCAACTCGGCTTTCTCTACGCTGCATCAGTATGGTGTAGGGCCGACGCCAGCGTTCAGCATCGAAGACAAAGAGCCGAAGTGGTCAGACTTCATCGGCTCGATCGAGAACATTCTTCTCGTTAAGTCATACGTGGCACGCTACGTGAAGCTGGAGTTTGATCCTCCTTCCAACTCGTTCGGGCTCACAGCTGCTCAAGAGAAGCTGAAGGAAGACGCCTGGCGACTGATGGAAGCTAGCGACCACAGCAGGCAGCCCGCAGCTTCTACGCCCACTCTTGGTTAAAGTCACTTCTGCCACTTTAGCCACTACAGACTCAGTAAGTAACACCAATCTCATAATGGGAGGAGGTAGTATGACCGCAATCAGTTTCGCAGACCTCGCCCAGTTCGGCGTTGTCGATCGCCCGATCCAGGACATCCAGGAAACCATCGTGCACAGCATGACGGCCGAGGAGTTCCTGGCCCACATGGGACTCAACGTTCCGGACGAGCCGAGCGACCAGTTCTACGAGGACGCCGACAAATTCCTCGCGCACTACGGTGTGATGGGGATGAAATGGGGTCGTCGCCGCAACAGCGATGGCTCCGTCTCCGTCGACAAGGCCAAGACCGCCGGGAATCACCCCGGTCAGTCCGATGGTGACGCGGCACCGAAGGGTGGGGCAGGACCCAAGCCCGCTCGGGAGCCGAAGCCCGTCAAACCGAAGCCGCCATCGGCCAAGGAGATGACCAACGACGAACTCAACGCGGTGATCAAGCGTCTCGAGCTCGAGCAGAGGTACACCAACTTGGTTTCCCCGAAGACGCCCACGTTCAAGTCGGAGACCAAGAAGATTCTCGTCGAAGCCCTCAAGAAGAATGCTCAGGCCTACGTCACCGAGTACACTGGTGTCGCGATCGGAGCAGTTCTGCAGAAGGCCGGCGTTCCGAATGCCAAAGACATCGCTGCCAATGCCAAGAAGGCGACAGCTGAGAAGTCTGAGGAGAAGAAGTCCTAACCTGAAAGTTGGTGACCTAATCTGCCGTCCAACCACTGCGGCTCATCAGTGGGGAAAACCAAAAAGGGGGAAGCATGCGTTCGTGCAGCTGTACGGTACGGCCATGCGCCAACTGCGTTACGGCGGGACCACCGCCCGCTGAGGTAGTTGACGATAGCCTTGCGGCAATGCTGGGCTACAACTGAGTAGATGAAAGGGTCGGCGATGGCACTCTCCAATACGGCTACGCCGATTTACTACGAGCAGTTCCGGAAAGATGTCTGGGACGGCCGCATTCCGATCAGTCGGGAAATTGAGATGGAGATGAACCGTATTGATGGTCTCATCGCCGACCCTTACTACTTCTACGACAACAAAGCCGTCGAGGGCTTCATTGCGTTCTGCGAGGCAGAGCTCACCCTCACGGATGGTGGCGACGTTGAGTTGCTGCCGACATTCAAACTGTGGGCCGAGCAGATCTTCGGGTGGTGGTACTTCGACGTTCGTCCGGAGTTCGATCCGAAGCTCGGTCGTATGGTTCAGAAGAAGGTCCGCCGTCGACTCACGCTTAAGCAATATCTGATTGTTGCTCGTGGTGCGGCCAAGTCGATGTACGCATCATTCATCCAGGCCTTCTTCCTGGTCATCAACACCGACACGACGCAGCAGATCACCACCGCGCCTACCATGAAGCAGGCCGAAGAAGTGATGCTGCCGATTCAGACGGCGATCAACCGACATCGCGGTCCGGTGTTCGAGTTTCTCACCGAGGGGTCCATCCGTGCTACGTCTAATCGTGCGCAGCGGACCAACTTGGCGAGTACCAAGAAGGGCGTTCAGAACTTCTTGACGGGCTCCCTGCTCGAAATCCGCCCCATGTCAATCGACAAGATTCAGGGATCTCGTCCGAAGGTCGCTACTGTCGACGAATGGTTGTCAGGTGATATCCGCGAGGATGTGGTTGGTGCGCTCGAGCAGGGAGCCGATAAGGACGGTAAGGAATACCTGATCGTCGCGATTAGCTCCGAGGGAACCGTGCGAAATGGCGCCGGCGACACCATCAAGATGGAGCTCTCGCAAATTCTTCGCGGAGAACAGTACGCGCCCCACGTTTCGATCTGGCACTACAAGCTTGACGACGCTAAAGAGATCGACGAACCCGAGATGTGGCCGAAAGCTCAGCCTAACCTCGGATTGACGGTTCCTTGGGACACGTATCACCGAGATGTCGAGCGAATGTTGGCCAACCCGGCCACTGCGAACGATATCAAGGCAAAGCGTTTCGGTCTTCCCGTTGAAGGATACACATTCTTCTTCACCTACGAGGAAACGATCCCGCACAAGAACATGCCTCGCGTCTGGCAGTCCCGGTGTGCTATGGGTGCCGACCTCTCGCAAGGTGACGACTTCTGTGCGTTCACGTTCATATTCCCGACACCTCGAGGCGGCTTTGCGGTCGTGACTCGGAGTTACATCACGGAATTGACGTTGCACAAGCTCAAGGGAGCTCCGCGAGCGAAGTACCAGGAATTCATCGACGAAGGCACACTGCAAGTCATGGGCGGAACCGTCCTAGACATGATGCAGGTCTATGAAGACATCTCCGACTATATCGACGAGAAGCAGTTCGAGGTTGAAGCCTTTGGCTACGACCCTTGGGGTGCTAAAGAGTTCGTTGAGCGGTGGGAGAAGGAGAATGGTGAGTGGGGTGTCGAGAAGGTCCCTCAGGGCGCTCGCACCGAGTCCGTTCCGCTGGGTGAGCTAAAGAAACTGAGCGAAGAGCGCATGCTCATATTCAATCAGAAGCTCATGCAGTTCGCGATGGGTAACTGTATCATCCTCGAGGACAACAACGGTAACCGCAAACTCGACAAGAAGCGTCGAGAAGACAAAATCGACAATGTCGCGGCTATGCTTGACGCATATGTCGCGTGGAAAGCCCACAAGGACTCCTTTGAGTAGGCGTCATGACTAGGAAGGAGGTGACATATGGGTTTTTTGGACCGCGCAGGTGAATCAATAGCACATGCGTGGAACGCTTTCCGCGCCAAGGACGAGACGACACGAGATAGCTATCAGCCCACTGGTCCGTCGATCAGTGCTGGTAGTGGCAGTGCCCGTCCCGACCGAACTCGGCTGAGCTACGGAACCGATAAGTCGATGATTGCGTCGATCTACACCCGAATCGCGATCGATGTGGCAGCAACGCCCATCCGACACGTGATGGTGGACGGCAATGACAATTTCCTCTCGACGAGGAAGAGTCTGCTCAACGACTGCCTGACCGTAGAAGCGAACATCGACCAAGCTGCGACTCAGTTCCGTCAGGACATCGCTCTGACCCTGTGTGATGAAGGCGTGATTGCGATCTGCCCGATTGACACAACCACCGATCCCGAATTCTCCGGCTTCGATGTCCGCACCATGCGTGTTGGACGAATCGTGGAGTGGAAGTCGGAACACGTGAAGGTCAATGTCTGGAACCATGAAAAGCAACTTCGCGACGAACTCTGGTTCGACAAGAAGGCTGTCGGTATTGTGGAGAACCCACTCTATCCGATCATGAACAGTCGCAACTCCACGCTTCAGAGACTCGTTCACAAGCTGAACATTCTCGACGCGATCGACGAGCAGTCTAGTTCGGGCAAACTCGATCTGATCATCCAGATGCCGTATACGGTCAAGTCACAAACGCGTAAGGACTACGCCGAGGACCGCCGTCGGACTCTCGAGAATCAGATGAAGGACTCCAAGTACGGTATCGGCTACATCGGTATCGAGGAGAAGATCACACAGCTGAACCGGCCCGCAGAGAACAACATGATGGCGCAGATCGAGTATCTGACCAACATGCTCTTCGCGCAGCTGGGTCTCACGCAGGCGGTCTTCGATGGTACGGCAGACGAGCAGCAGATGCTCAACTACCACAACCGCACCATCGCGCCTATCCTGGTTGCCGTCGTCGAAGCCATGATTCGGTCGTTCCTCACAAAGACGGCTCGTTCTCAGGGACAGTCGATCAAGTTCTTCCGGGACCCGTTCAAGTACGTGCCGCTCAGTTCGTTCCCTGAACTCGCAGACAAGCTCACGCGCAATGAGATCGCAACTCGCAATGAGATGCGTGCCATCATTGGCTGGGCTCCGTCGAGCGATCCGAAGGCCGACAAGCTGCTCAACTCGAACATTCCTGCTCCGGTACCTGGTGCTGATCCGTCGGCTCCTGCTGCGCCCGTTGACGCGAGTGCCGCAGAAGGTGTCGTAGACGAATTCCTCACCAACATGGAGTCCAGCTTCGACAAGATCCTGGCCGAAGTTGGGACGGGTGAGAGCGATGCCCCAGCCGAATGACGAAGACCTTCTGGAACACTTCGGTGAATTCCTAGCGCACTACGCATCCCAGTACTACGACCCTGAAAAGCGTCGCCAGTACTATCTCCGGACACGTGAGCTCAAGGGGAAGCAACCGACGTCGGACATGTCTGACGAGCAGAAGGAGGTCTGGCAGGTCACTCGGGGCAACATGAGCGAAGCCCGCAAGAAGGAACTGGAGTCTGAGAAGTCCACCACGGACAAGACTCTGGAGAACCTCCGTGCGAAAGCGGCAGAAGCTCAAGCCAAGCTCGAGGAGAAACTCCGGAACCGACTAGCGGAACTCCAGGAAGCAATTCCTATTCCGCCCAATGCCACACCTCGTCGACGCGCACTTCTCGAAGCACAGCGCCGTAAGCAAGTAGCCTTCGCTATCGATACCGTGAGAACGGCGATGCGGAAGGTTGCCGAGGAACTACGTGGCGACCTGAAGAACACTCGAACCAAATCCGTTGAGACTCGACAGAAGATCGACGAGAAGTTCGAGACCGAAAGCCAGAGCGAGTATGAAAAGATTCGCTCCCAAGTTAAATGAGGAAGGAGAGCTTCAAAATGGGAGACGACAATTCGCGAACTCCTGATTTCAGCGGCTGGGCCAGCAAGTATGGCGTAGTGTGTCTGGACGGTAACACCATCCAGCACGGCGCATTCGAACATCAGGACAAGAAGAAGATCCCCCTGGTGTGGATGCACAACCACAAGGACGCCGAACAGGTCCTTGGGCACGTCATCATCGAGCACCGAGCTCAGGGGCCTTACGTCCATGGTTTCTTCAACCAGACGACCAAGGCCAAGGCAGCCAAGATGCAGCTGGAGAACGGCGACATCAGCATGCTGTCTGTCTGGGCAAACGAGCTCGACAAGCGGGGGACCAGCAACCAGATCTTCCACGGTGACATGAAGGAAGTCAGCCTCGTGATCGGTGGTGCCAACAACGGCGCTGAGATCGAGCAGGTTTACATCCGTCACAGTGACGATTCGGTCACCGAAATGGACGAGGCCTTCATCCGGTTCCCGGGTGAGTTCATCGTTCACGACGGCACCGATGCGGACGAGGATGCCGATGCCGATTCGGACAGCGACGAGACGGTCGAAGACCGCTTCAATCGTCTGGACCCGAAGGATCAGGCCATCATCGCCCACATGGTGAACGAGTCGTTCATCGCGGGCAAGGAAGCGGGTAAGGCTGCTACGGACGACGAGGACTCGGTTGAGCACTCGTCCATCACCGATGCCGATGCCGACGCTGACTCCGACGACACCAACGCGGACTCCGCTGATGCGGACGCCGACGAGACCGACACCGACGCCGACGCCACTGTCGACGCCGAAGACACCAACTCCGACGGTGACACCACTGACGATTCCGCCGATGCGGACTCGACCAGCACCGACGAATCCATCGCACACGACAACATTGGAGGTTCCAACGTGACCGATCACAACGCGTTCGAAGACGCAGCCAACAAGGGCGGCACCGCCGTCGCAACCAAGCCGTTCATCTCGCACGACGGGATGCGGAAGATCATGGAAGACGCATTCGAGATGAAGGATCTCGAGGGCGCCATCCTCAAGCACGCCGGCACGTACGGCATCGACAACATCGAGCTCCTCTTCCCCGAAGCTCGGAACCTCGACTCCAGCCCCCAGCTGCTGGCTCGCCAGGCGGAGTGGGTCCCCAAGGTCCTCGACGCCGTCAAGCGTCAGCCGTGGGCCAAGGTCAAGTCGATCGTCGCCGACCTCACCGCCGACGAGGCTCGTGCCAAGGGTTACATCAAGGGCAACGAGAAGAAGGACGAGGTCCTGCAGCTGCTGCAGCGCACCACGTCCCCCACCACGATCTACAAGAAGCAGCGTCTCGACCGCGATGACATCATCGACATCACGGACTTCGACGTCATCGCGTGGATCAAGTGGGAGATCCGCTTCATGCTCAACGAGGAACTCGCTCGCGCGATCCTCATCGGCGACGGCCGTCCGGCCACGGGTGACACCGACAAGATCAAGGACCCTGCGGGTCAGATCGACGGCATCGGCATCCGCTCCATCCTCAACGACCACGCCCTGTACGTGGTCAAGAAGGAGCTCCCCGCCAACGTCGCTCCGGACACCATCGTGGAGGAGTGGATCCGTCTCCGTTCGCAGTACCGTGGCTCGGGCTCCCCGACCCTGTACACGACCGACGCGATCATCTCCGACGTGCTCCTGCTCAAGGACAAGATGGGCCGCTTCCTCTACGACACCGAGCGTCAGCTGGCTGACAAGCTCCGCGTCAAGGAGATCGTGGCTGTCGAGGTCCTCGAGGCGGCTCCGACCGTCCTGGGCATCGTCGTCAACCTGATCGACTACTCGCTCGGCACGAACAAGGGCGGCGAGCTCAACTTCTTCGAGGACTTCGATCTGGACTTCAACCAGAACAAGTACCTCCTGGAGACCCGCCTCTCCGGTGCGCTCACGCGTCCGAAGTCGGCGCTCGTGCTCACCCGCAACCAGGGTACCCTGGCCACGGCGCAGGCTCCGTCCTTCGACGGCGCGACTGACACGATCACCATCCCGGTTTCGACCGGCGTGGAGTACCGTGTCGACGGTGTCGAGGCGACCGGTGACGTCGTCATCGATGGCCCGACCGAGGTCACGGCTCACGCAGAGCCCGGCTACTACCTCGCGTCGAACACCACGACCGCGTGGGTCTTCACGGTCTGACCTGATTCGTCTTCATGGCAGGTAACAAGAAGTTCTACGGACCGGTCGGATACGGCCACGATGTAGAGACGCCTGCCGATAGCGGAGTGTGGAAGAAAGTCATCACTGAGAAGCAATATTTCGGTGATGTACAGCGCTCCACACTCCGCTTGGACGATGGATCCAAGGTCAATCCCGATCTATCGGTAAGTAGGGCGATCAGCATCATCGCGGATCCCTATTTGAGCGAAAACTTCTTCGCCATTCTGTACGTAAAGTGGAACGGGGTGTACTGGACTGTCGACTCTGTCGAGGAAGTTCCGGATGCACCCCGTCTCCTCTTGCGTTTGGGAGGTGTATACAATGGGAACAAGGCTCCAACTCCAAGCGCTCCTCAAGGCGATTCCGGGAGTTAAGAAGGTTTACTTTCAGGCTCCGGGGACGGAGATCATGGAGTATCCTTGCATCGTATACGAGAAGAGCGATACGTTCAAACGCCATGCCAACAACAATCCGTATCTCATGGAGAGCGGGTATCTGTTGACGGTCATGGATGAGGATCCCGACAGCCCCATCTTTAAGGCTGTCGACTCGCTTCCGAAATGCAGATTCGATCGTGCTTTCGGGGGCGACCAACTCAATCATCAAGTCTTCGAAATTTACTTCTAGGAGGAGTATACAATGACTCGAGCAAAGTGGGACCAGGTAGGTGAGAAGGAGTTCGAGGTTGGTGTCGACCACGGCATGCTCTACCTCCCGAACCTCCAGGGCCAGTACGACCAGGGCGAGCCGTGGAACGGTCTCGTCTCCATCAACGAGACGCCTTCGGGCGCCGAGGCGAACAAGCAGTACGCGGACAACACGGTCTACGCGAACATCAAGTCGGCGGAGGAGTTCGGTGGAACCATCGAAGCCTTCATGTACCCGGACTCGTTCGCAGAGTGCAACGGTGAGAAGGAGATCTTCCCCGGTGTGACCGTCGGACAGCAGTCGCGTCGTTCCTTCGGCCTGTCGTACCGCACCCTCAAGGGCAACGACACGCTGGGCACCGACTTCGGCTACAAGATCCACCTCGTGTACGGCGCCGACGCGGCTCCGTCGGAGAAGACCTTCGAGACGATCAACGACTCGCCCGAGGCCGGCACGATGTCCTGGGAGCTCACGACCGTCCCGGTCGAGGTTCCCGGTCTGAAGCCGACCGCGACGCTGACGTTCGACTCGACCAAGGTCGACAGCGCCAAGCTGGCCGAACTGGAGAACATCCTCTACGGCACCGAGTCGGAGGACCCGCGCCTCCCGCTCCCCGCCGAGGTGTACTCGATCTTCGCCGGCACGTCCAGCGAGGTCACCCCCGGTGTCCCGACGTTCAGCACCGCCACCGATGTGATCACGATCCCCGGCACCGTCGGTGTGGTCTACTCCATCGATGGCGAGGACGTCGTCGCTGGTCCGTCGGCTCCGATCACCGAGGCTGTCATGGTCCGGGCTCGTCCGGCCAACGGCTACCAGTTCGCCCAGCCCGTCGTCGACGAGTGGGTGTTCGACCCCAACGAGGCGTAAGTCTCACACTGAAAGGAGGACAGGGAATGCCCATCACAATCACAGTTCCGGCTGTCGACGCGTTCGATCCAGCTACCAGTACCTTTACGGATCTGCCTGCTGTCGAGCTCGAGTTGGAGCATTCCCTGTCCTCCCTTTCAAAATGGGAGGCATCCTTCGGGAAACCCTTCCTCGTGAAAGACCAGAAGTCCACCGATGAAGTCATCGGTTACTTCCAAGCAATGTGTCTGACACCAAACGTCCCTCGGGATGTCTTCGAGCGTATCGACACAGAGCTTTTCAAGGTGATTAACGACTACATCGACTCCAAGCAGACTGCCACCTGGTTCCGAGAAATCCCAGGACAGACGCAGCGCAACAGTCGTGAGATAGTCACCGCCGAAGTTCTCTTTAACTGGATGATCCAGATGAATGTTCCGATGGAGTTTCAACACTGGCATCTGAACCGTCTATTCACCCAGCTGAAAGTCATCAGTCAGAAGAACGCGCCGAAGAAGAAGGTCGGTCGTCAGGACGCCATGGCTCAGCAGCGTGCTCTTAACGCTCAGCGTCGAGCCCAAATGAACAGTTCCGGATAGGAGGGGCTATGACCCGAGTCACATGGAATGCCCCAGGCGAGCGGATCTTCGAGGTCGGCCTCGATCGTGGGGTTCTTTACCCGGCCTCCGGTGTTCCCGGGGTCCCTTGGAATGGCTTGACCAGCGTCGACCAGACCAGTTCAGGTCAGAAACCCACACCGCACTACTACGACGGCCAGAAGTATTTGGACTACATGATGCCTGAGGAGTTCGCCGGTAAGATCGAAGCCTTCATGTACCCCGACGAGTTCTCTCGGTACGACGGCTATTACGAGCACCACGCCTCCGGGTTGTTCCTCGGTCAGCAGCAACGTGAGGTATTCCATCTCACTTACCGCACGCTGATCGGGAATGACACACATGGTACCGATTTTGCCTACAAGATCCACATGTTGTTCAACTGTCTGGCCACCCCGTCAGCGAAAACGTTCAAGACAGTGAATGCGAACGTCGAGTTGGCGCCTTTTTCGTGGGACATCACGACGACACCGCCACCGCTTGACGGTTACCGTCCAACAGCCCATCTCGTTATGGATTCCCGTAAAGTGAATTCAGACACCCTACGAATCGTGGAAGACTATCTCTACGGCATCGAGGGGCGTGAGCCCATGATATTCCTGCCCGCCGATTGGCTAGACTTCATGGATGCTAATGCCCTAGAGCTTGAGGTGGCGGATACTACTGGTCTCTGGCCGATGCATCTTTCGTTGATTTCAGACCTATCGCCGACGGTTACACCTGGCGTGTTCGATATTCCAGCCGATTCGCGTCTCAGCGAAGAGTCAGCTGGTCTTTATACCTTGGAGGAGGATGCTTAATGCCATTTAACAGAGCCGTAGCCGTTGATGAGGGATTCAACTTGCCCGGCCCAGTGCTCGCTAGACTTCGAGAAGAGCTTCGAGTTCAGCGAACAACGACTGTCGTGATGGCATCCTCGGCCATCTCGGCTGGAACACGCCATCTTGGAACAATGATCATCGGTTCGGAGTTTCAACTCATTTCGGTGACAATGTCCCATGCCAAGGCGCGGCTACGACTTTACGTAAGTGGAGACAAACGAGCCGCCGACCTCATGCGTACTCCCGGTACCGACCCTCAAGGGGCGCATGGGTTGATTCTAGACATTGTGTCGACCGATTCGGCCTTGTTCCCACTTTCACCGCAGGTAATCGGAGCTACGCTCCCGGGCGAAGATCACATCTACTACGCACTAGACAATGTGGATACCGTACCGGCGATCATCACAGCCACAATTGTCTCACGACAACTGGACTAAGGAGAAGCTATGGCTTTTATCTCTGGGTCAGTCAATGACCTGAATCCGGGCGCGGTTCTTGCCGCTGCTCTCCACACCAAGATGCTCGAGGTCGGTTTCACACTCGTCGACACAGTTATCATTGGAGCAAACACTCACAAGGTCTACGAGATGTTGGCTGCCGGTAACCCTCTGGGGTACAAATGGTACTGCGACATCGGGTATCAGACCACAGGCGGCCCTGCCAACTTCGCCATCTCGGCATTCGAAGACTATTCAGTAGCGGCTCACACGGGCATTCGAGGACCGTTCTCGTCGCCTGGTTCCGCCCCCCTGACCGAAAGCGTGTACCACACTCGGTTTGGTGCAGCCAACCACGCGCTCGAGACGAACTGGGCACCGCGAATTGCCTACGGCCTCGGGCTCGCTCTTACCACAGCGGCCTTTGGCTACTGGGCGTCCATCACGCCGTCACGAGTGGCATTCTGCACGACGATCAACGTGACGGATGTGTACTACGCAGGTCTGTATACGCCGACTCCGGAGTACGCAGTAATGGCTGGAGCTAAGCTCTATCCACTTCTGGCGGGGACGTTCAACGGCGGGGTCGCCGCTAACCAGGATGGCACAGCGTACTACGGATCACAGGCCTTCGGACTGACCCGTTGCCCTCCCTACTACGATGCCGGTCTCAACAACACGGCCAAACTGCATGCGCAGTCAAGAGCCCTACCGATAGCCGCTGGCTGGCCGAATTTCCCCTCGGGCTCTACGGTCGGTCCTGGTGGGTACAAGGCTGCCCGTTTGCGTATTCGACCCCAGGATCCGAATGCTATGGGCGCTGCTTATGGCGATCTGATCGGTGTGTGGCTCGCGCCTACCACTGGTATCATTCGGGGTGACACAGCTAAAGTCGACGGCGTCACCTGCACCATGATGCAGGCCGCCAGTGGCTGGTCGATCATGATGGAAAACGTGTAAGTATGGCTGATTACGGAGATCTGACTTCAGTAGAAGAGTCGCCTCCAACGCTGGAAGAGGTTACGGACTATGCCCCCGTAACTTTGATGGTTGCGTATGGCGACTTTACGTCTGTCCCGCAGGCGTCGGATGCGCCGTATCTCGGAACCATCACTTCATTCGCGCCAGTCGGCACAATCGACGCCAGCTATCACCCACCAACTGAAGGACAGCTGTGGCCTCGAGGAGATCTCGACGCCATCTAGTTCAAAATAGGAGTCAGCTATGCGTATCACGTTCAGCAGCAGCGGCGACTTCCGCAGAACCAAAAAGTCACTCATGAAGATGTCCTCAGGGGAAATCTTCCGAGCACTTGACAAGTATGGAAAGCAGGGAGTTACTGCGCTAGCGAGCGCGACACCGTCCGACTCCGGATTGGCTGCGGCGTCTTGGGGCTATGAAGTTCAACGCTCCAAGACGTCGTGGTCAATTCACTGGACCAACAATGACGTCGAGAATGGATTCCTTGTCGTGATCGGCCTTCAGTATGGCCACGGCACAGGCACCGGCGGTTGGGTCAGTGGTAGAGACTTTATTAACCCGGCCATTCAGCCGGTATTCGATCGTATCGCAGACGACGTATGGAAGGCGGTGAAATCTGCATGAGCACAAGCATTGACGAGCGCGTCGTCTCTATGAAGTTCGATAACGCGCAGTTCTCCAAGGCCTCATCGGACACCATCAAGCAGCTTGGTGACCTCGAAAAAGGTCTTAAGCTCGACGGCGCCACACGGGGTCTGCAGAGCATCGCCGATGCGGCCAGCAAGATCTCACTCGAGCGTCTGGCACTCGCCGCTGACACCATTCAGTCCCGGTTCTCGGGTATGAGTGTTGTTGTCACCGGTATCCTTCTCAGCCTCGGTGGGGCAGTAACCAACTTCGCCATCAACGCGGCGAAGAGCCTGGGTACAAACCTCATCGCCAGCGCCAAGGAAGGCTTCGGCGAGTACGAGACCCAGATCAACGCAGTCCAGACCATTCTGTCGAACACGGCCTCTAAGGGCACGACGATCGACCAGGTCAACGCTGCGCTTCTGACGCTCAACAAGTACGCTGACGACACGATCTACAACTTCTCCGAGATGGCGAAGAACATCGGTACCTTCACGGCAGCCGGTGTCGACCTCGATACGTCGACCGCAGCCATCAAGGGTATCGCAAACCTCGCAGCCATGTCGGGTTCCAACTCGCAGCAGGCTTCGACCGCGATGTACCAGCTTTCACAGGCACTTTCCGCTGGAAAGGTCTCCCTGATGGACTGGAACTCAGTGGTCAACGCCGGCATGGGTGGTCAGGTCTTCCAGGACGCCCTCAAGGAGACCGCTCGCAACCACGGTATCGCCGTTGATGACATCATCGCGAAGAACGGCTCGTTCCGTGACTCACTCCAGGACGGATGGATCACCTCCGCGGTGCTTACCGACACCCTGGCCAAGTTCACTGGTGACCTCACCAAAGAACAGATCATCAGCATGGGCTATACCGAGCAGCAGGCCGACGAGATCATCAAGCTGGGTACCAATGCCAGCGATGCTGCCACGAAGATCAAGACGTTCTCCCAGCTTATGGGCTCTCTCAAGGAGTCGGTCAGTTCTGGGTGGGCACAGTCTTGGCAGATCATTCTGGGTGACTTCGAAGAGGCCAAGGTTCTCTTCACTGAGGTCAGCGATCGTGTAGGCGCCATCATCTCGGCGTCCACCGACGCGCGTAACGCCCAGCTGCAGATCTGGAAGGATCTCGGCGGTCGTACGGCGATGATCGATGCCATTCGAAACGCGTTTGACGCTGTTATGCAGATCGTCACACCGATCGGACAAGCATTCCGGGACGTCTTCCCGCCTTCGTGGGGTACCACGCTGGCCAAGATCTCGTTCGCCCTGCGGGACTTCACCGCTGGACTGAAGATCGGAGAACAGGGGTCAAAGAACCTCTACAACACCTTCAAGTTCCTCTTCACCGGACTCAAGTTCTTCACGGATCTTGCCGGCGGGGCACTGCGGATATTCTTCGACAACATCAAGGTTGGTTTCCAGTTCATTCAGGGGATCGTCGGTCTCGCCACTCCGTTCATCACCTTTCTTGCCAACCTCATGGGCGGCGTTAAAGGCGTAGACCTGAGCATCTCGGGTATGGTGGACGGTTTCATCGCTATGCGTAAGGAGATCGTCGGACCTGTCCTCGAGGCACTTTCGCTCGCGGGCACGGCTCTCAACGAGCTTCTGAACGGCGATCCGTCAAAGTTCAGCGACATGTGGTCCAACGCGATGAAGCCGCTGGTGAAACTCGGCGAAGATCTGAAGGAGAAGTACGCCAACGTCATCGACTTCCTCGAGACCAGGTTCAGTCCGGTAGGCGATCGTATCGCCAAGAACTGGAGTGGTGTTCTGGCGGTCGTTCAGGCAGTGATGGGCTTCTTCAAGAAGGTCGGTCAGGTTATCGGTCAGCTGTTCTCGGAGCTCGGTGGTGGTTTCGCAGAGCTCTTCGAGGGCGCGGACTTCGACACGGTTCTCGCGGCTCTTAACACGGGTCTGCTTGTGGGTGTGGTCTTGGCTGTGCGCAACGCATTCAAGTCCATCACGAGCATCTTCGACGCAGCAGGAAGTATTGGGGATGGTATCTCCGGTGCGCTTGAGGGTCTCACTGGCGTGCTCAAGGGCATGGCGATGGACCTGAAGGCAGAAGCGCTTCTTAAGATCGCGGGTGCCATCGGCATTCTCGCTCTGAGCCTTCTTGTTCTGTCGATGATCGACCCCGGTCAGATGCAGCAGGCAGCAATCACTCTCGGAATCATCGCTGGTGCGATCCTCGGCATCCTCGTGGTGGTCGAGCGCATCATGTCGAAGAGCAACGAGATGAGCAGCTGGTCGGACACGCTTAAGGGCAGCTTCACCAGCATCGGCGACTCCATCAAGAACAACCTCAACGCATCTGCGCTCATCAAGGCAGCTATCGCATTGGGCATCATGGCTGGCGCAATCATCCTCATGGCTGTGGCTATGGGTATGATCGGCTCGATGGCACCCGAGACCATCATCAAGGGGCTTATCGGCATTACAGTGGCGATGGGTCTTCTGGTCGGCGCGGCAAAGATCATGGAGAAGTTTGAGGGCGCTATCCTCAAGTCGGCGTTTGCAATGGTCGTAATGGCCGGCGCGATCACGGCTCTGGCTGGCGCAGTAGCCATATTCGGTAACATGCCGATCGATGTCCTGATCCAGGGTGGAATCGCTGTAGCAATCACGCTCGCCGCGCTAGTCGGGGCAGCTGTGTTGATCAGCAAGTTCGCCTCACAGATGGTGATGTCGGCAGTCGGCCTGATGGCCATGGCTGCGGCGCTCAACATGCTCGTGCTCCCACTCACCGCTCTGGGTCTGCTCCCGATGCCGTTCCTCATCCAGGGAATTGCGGCTATTGGTATTGTGCTGGCGATCCTCGTGATTGCTGCACAGGCCCTGTCCGCGCTGGGCCCCAAGATGGCTATCGCGGCAGTCGGCCTGATGGCTATGGCTGCGGCTGTGGGTCAGCTGGTCATCCCGATCACTGCTCTGGGCTCGCTAGACATGGCTACGCTCATCCAAGGGCTTATTGCCGTGGCGGCGGTTCTCGCAATCCTGGTCGTTGCTGCAAATGCGATGACTGGGGCCATCACCGGTGCCGGTGCCATGATCGTTGTGGCCGGTGCTCTGCTTATTCTGTCCGGCGCAATTCTGATTCTGGGTTCGATGCCTCTGGGCAACCTTATCCAGGGTCTGGTTGGTATGGCCGCTGCGTTTGCGATCATTGGTTTGGCAGCACTCCTGCTGACGCCTGTGATGCCGCAGATGCTGATGCTTGCTGCCGCAATTGCTCTGGTGGGTGTGGGACTCGTGCTGATGTCTGGTGCGGTGCTCATATTCTCGTTGGCTATCATGATGCTTGGCCCGGCTCTCATGTCGGTATCGGGTGGACTGCTGGTCTTCGCGGATACGGCTACGAAGGTGGTTGCTGCAGTTCCGGCGATGCTGGCTCTCGGTGTTGGCTTGATCGCCTTCGGTGCTGGTGCGCTGGTTGCTGGTGCGGGAATTCTGGTTCTTGGCATCGGACTCATTGCTCTGGGCGCTGGTTTGGCTCTTGTTGGCGCGGTTGGACTCATCGGTGCTGTAGCTCTGGCTGCAGTGATCAAGTCTATGTCCAAACTGACGGAGCACATCCCTGCGATGCTGATGCTCACCCCGACCTTCCTGGCTCTAGGCGCTGCGGTGCTGGTGCTGGGTGCGGGTCTGGCCGTGCTCGGTGCTGGTGCGCTCCTTACGGGGCTCGCCCTCATGATGCTCGTTCCGCTCGGCGGTCTCGTGACTGTGGCGTTCGCCATGATCATGAAGGCCATCGATAAGGCTAACGCAAAGGCCGGAGAGACGCAAGAGCTCGGCACCACCATGGGTAAGCTGGGGACCAACATCCAAAAGGTCGGAACGAGTGGATCTGCCGCGGCCTCCGGGCTCAACGCTACGTCCTCCTCGTTCACCTCTCTGAACACCACCGCTACGACTGCTGCCACGGGGGTGAAGACCCTCTCGACGGCTGTCACGGCTATGGTGCCGCCGGTTGTGATGTCTACAACACTCGTGTCGACGTCATTCAAGACGATGTCTACCACGGTTCTTCAGAGTACGGCCCAGATGGTAGTCGGTTTCTCGTCCTATGTCCCGATCATGGCCGCTTCGTCCACTGCGATGGGGCGTGCTGCTGGTCAGAACTTGGTGCGCGAGGTTCAGAATCAGGTCGGTCCGGCGGGCAACGCTGGCTATCAGATCGGTACAGCTGTTACGCAAGGAATGCGCAATGGTATTCAAAATGGGAGTTATCTGGTTTCGGCCGCTGCTCGCTCCGTAGCTCTGCAGGCGCTCGCGTCTTCTAAGGCTGCGCTTGGCGTGCATTCTCCCTCACGTGAATACTTCAAGGTGGGTGACTTCATGGACCAGGGTCTGGCTGACGGTCAGATCAGGAACGTGAAGACAGTTACCAACGCGTCGAAGTACGTCGCCGAGGCTTCCATCAAACAGATGAAGAAGTCCCTCTCGAATGTCGCGAATGCGATTACGGGAGACATGGAGGTTGCACCGACTATCCGTCCGGTGCTCGACCTCTCGGGAGTCAAGCAGGGAGCTAGCACTCTCGGCTCGATGTTCGGTGCGCCCAAGCTGCGCCTGGACAACAACTTCGCGCTCGCGCAGTCCGCGCAGGCAACAATCGAACCCGACGATGATGACGATGATGAGCCGATGGATCTCCAGGAGCGCGTCACTCAGGTGACATTCATCCAGAACAACACGTCCCCCAAGGCGCTCTCGGCGTCCGAGCTCAACCGCTCGACTCGCAACCAGATCGCCCGTGCTAAGGAGGAGTTGGCTAAGAAACCATGATCGAAAAGATTGAGATCCGTACGGTCTACGGAACGAAGCTGACCCTCACGATGTACCAGCCTACCAATGGTCTCCTCATCAAGAAGGTGACGGGTCTCGACCCAACAAAGTCGAACATCGTCACAACCTCGTTCCCCCGGCTGGCTGGCACAAAACGTCAGTCCAGTCGGCGGGAGTCGAGGGACCTTGGAATCAAGCTGGGCTTCGCACCTAACTACAGCAGCCGAACAGTGGACTCGCTCCGCAATCAGCTGTATGGGTTCTTTATGACCGGGATGCAGGTGGAGGTTCGCTTCTACATGCGTAACGGTCTCGTGGTGAATGTCGATGGGGAGGTCGAGACGTTCGATTCCCCCCGCGATGTTCAAGAACCTGAAGCCACAATCGGCATCTACTGCTTCGACCCGGACTTCCGGTACATCGAATCGCAATACCTCATCGGCACTACCACGGTGGACACGACAACTACGAACTTCATCGAGCCGCTGTACTCAGGCACGGTGGACACGGGGTTCAAGTTCCTCATGTCGCTGACTCGGGATCACAACAGTGGTCTTCAGCTTCGAGTTCGGGGTAACGATGGGATAGTACAGACGATGGACTTTGACGCGCCTCTCCTCAACGGAGACGTTCTTGAGATCAGCACGATCTCGGGGGCAAAGGGCGCATGGGTCAATCGAGGATCGAGTCGTTTCTCGGTTCTGTACGGCATCTCACCGTATGCTTACTATCCCGTCCTCCTCCCGGGCCTAAATCGCATTCGAGTTGTCGCGGCGGGGAGCGCGCAGTCGTACATCATCGAGTACGCATCTAAGTACGGAGGGATCTGATGGATATTTACGTTCTTGACGATCTCCGTCGTCGCGAGCACATCGTTGACCGGTTCGAGTCGTTCGTTTGGAACGAGCGCCTCACCGAGATGGGTGAGTTCGAAGTGGTTATCCAGCCCACGGACCTCAACCGGTCCATATTTGTAGAGGGCAAATGGGTCATCCAGAATGGCTCTCTACGAGTGATGGTGGTGGAGACCCTAGAGGATTCGGAAGACTCTGAGGGCCGGCAGATGCTTAAGGTGTCGGGCCGGTCCTTGGAGGCTGTCCTCGAAGATCGCGTGATGTCGGCGGGGCCTGTGCATCTCAATGGAAACGACCGTTGGGAACTCACAGGCCTCCCGGCAGCGATTGCCAGGCTCGTATTCAAGACCATCTGCATCGACGGAAAGCTTGACGCGGGGGACAAAATCCCCGATATCAGCACCTCGATGTCGCTGCTGCCGACTCAGACCAACGCTGAACCCGCCACGAACATCACGATCGAGGAGGATATTCAGTCGGTCTACGAGTTCCTCACGAAGTTCTGTGCGCAGTATGGTCTTGGGTTTGCGTTCCTTCTGAACCCGGAGACTCATAATCTCCACTTCAACATCTTCAGTGGCAGTAACCGTACTGCTGCTCAGGTCGATCGGACTCCCGTGGTGTTCAGCCCGGAGCTCGAGAACCTGTCCAATGTGTCCGAATTCACCTCGTCTGCGAACTTCAAGAACGTGGCGGTGGTCACTTCCGATTTCGGCATGGTTACCGTCTACGGCGACACGACGGCCCACGAGGCTGCTGGATTCGAACGCCGGGTGCTCCTCGTCAAAGCCAATATCAAGGAGGACGACGAGAACAAAGAGCAACTCATGACCAAGATCGGAAATGAGGAGCTTGCTAAGCATCGCCGGATGATGGCTCTGGACGGATCGATCCCGGAAACGGGCTATATCTACCAGGTCGACTACTGGCTCGGCGACATCGTCGAGATGCGCAGACGTGGTTCTAGTAACAACATGCGTGTCATCGAGCAGATCTTCAGTGACGACGCCGAGGGTGAGAAGTCCTACCCGACACTCGCTCTTGAGTCGTACATTGCGCCATATTCTTGGTACGCATACCCGCCGAACGACGATTGGTACGACGTCGATCCCGATATCACCTGGTACAACCTTCCGCCGAACGGTACTGCCGTCGTCGAGGGACCGCCAGATGAGACGGAGGAACCGCCTACCGACAAGGATCCCGCGCTGTACACAGCAGCTGTAGGGGTCAAGATCACCGTCCCGACGCACCTGTCCGAAGCTGGAGAAGGCGGCGAAACCGCCCATCCGTCGCTCATCGACTTCGGTGCCGGCAACGATTGGAACGGTTACCGCTATTGGATGGCGCACACGCCCTATCCGAACGCCTCCGACACGCACTCGGATCCGAACATCGTTGCCAGCCATGACGGCTTCCTCTGGGAGGTCCCGGTTGGCCTTACGAACCCGATCGACGACGCCCCCGGTGTTACGTCGTACAACTCGGGCGTGGATATGGTGTACGCGGGAAGCACGATGTATCTGTTCTGGCGTCGCTACACTGTGGCCGACGTTCAGCCTGAGGTTATCTACATGTCGACGTCTTCGGACGGCGTCACGTGGAGTGCCAAGCAGATCATCTGGCAGACCGACGGATCGAAGCGGTTCGCCTCACCGTCCTTCATCTACGAAGACGGCGCCTGGACGATGTACGCGGTCGACACTGCCGGTTCGCCGAATAAGATCATGCGCACCCGTAGCGGTGGGCCTATCCCCACACCATTGACGTGGGCTACTCCCGTTGAGATTCCACTTGAGCTCCCGGTTGGCCGCGATGCGTGGCGTATCCAGGTGCGTAAGATCGGCGCTAAGTACGTCGGTATTCTCAACGACACGGTGGTTGACGTCGCTGGTTCACAGGGTGATCTGTATATGATGTCGTCTGACGACGGCCTCGAATTCACGAGAGGTACTACGGTAGCGATTCCTCGTGTTGGCACTTCTGGTGGATACGCGCACACGGCTCTTGCTCGTGCGACGATTGTCCCTGGGGCTGCAAACCAGCTGGATTGTTACTACTCTGGTTATGTTCTCGACGGCGAAGCTACCGTTTGGACCATCTTCCGGACGACACTTCTCTAATACTCGCTGGGGGGCCTCCAAGATACGGGGGTCCCCTGGCTGAGTCCACATTCTTTGAAAGGAGACAGTCATGGCTGAACCTGATTACAGCAATGCTGGTGTTGCTGCCGCTGCTGCGGGCATGCCAGTGATCGACCCGACGCAGCACAAGGTCAAGTACGGTGGTGACGAGATCAACGTCACTCGAGATCTCATCGCGAAGCGTTCTCAGTACGGTACGACCGTGCCGGGCACTTCGGGACGAACCAACGGTGAGATCTTCTTCAAGATCTAGGGGGTGTGAATGACTGACTACACAAAGGGTACCGGTAACGGCGGTATCATGCTCATCCGAGACCAGGGCCTTAGTGTGGAGTTTCACATCCAGGCAGGCCTCTCGGCAACCTTCGTTGGGTCGCCGGGCTTTCGGTGGGATCGGTATATCGGCGCGTGGGTTGGCGGTACTAACTGGGCCGGTAGAGTCGCCAACTACTCCAACCGAGAGTGGCGACACGTAGCCTCGTACAACATTGGTACCACGCAGGACATCGCGTTTAAGATCGACTACACCGGTACCGAGGGTTTCGGTGGGCCGACCGAGTTCTGGCAGCGCATCAACCGCTCTACGGTGCCCTCTGCCCCGACTAACCTGTCCCTCACGCTGGCTACTGCCACCCGCCTAGGCATCTCCTACAACCGAGGAAGTAACGGCGGTGCGAGCATCGATCAGGACCGTGCCACTTGGTATGAGATCACCCCGAGCGGCTCAAACCCCATCATCTGGACTGATAATGGCCCTGCTGGTTACACCGATCCTCAGGATGGTATCGCCGGCCCCGTTCTCAAGCCCTACACCGAGTACCACGTCTACATCCAGTCCCACAACGCCAATGGCTGGGGCGCAGCGTCGGCTATCTCGGTCCGTACTCTGGCTGGAGCCAGGGTTTTCACTGGCGGTGCTTGGAAGACCGCTGTTCCCTATGTCTTCAACGCTGGTGCGTGGAGGATGGGACGTCCGTACGTGTTCAGTGGCGGCGTTTGGAAGCCGGCCAACTAAACCTTCAAAATAGGAGTAAACTGTTATGACTGAAAGCAAAGAACTGCTGCGCAAGGACCTCGCGGAGGTCAAGACGCCGTTCATCAGCGATTCCACCTACGAGTTCCTTCGTAACAACGTCGAGATCGTCCTCCCGGCGATCGGCGTGGCATACGCGGGACTCGCGATCCTGTGGGGCTGGCCCTTCAGCGAGCAGATCGTGGGGACGCTCGGCATCATCGGTATCCTCTTCGGTACCGTCATCAAGGTCAACAAGAAGCGGGCGACGAATGTTCAGACGGTGGTCGCGCAACTGGATGCCATCGAGAAGGCTGAGGCGGATGCTGATCGCTATGCTGGCAATCTCATCCTGGGTACCGGCGACGAGCAGGACGGGCTTCTCACCGTGGCGCTCGACAAGGAGCTCAGCGAGATCGCTAACCAGAGCGAGGTCCTACTGCGAGTGAAGAACATCGGTCTGTCCGGGATCTAACTTCGCGGGTTTCACATACGGTATAATGAGATAACTCTTGAAAGGAGAACGTATGCTGAAGCTTGTTAAGCCCACCGAGCACACGACACACCAAGATGTGAAGAACGACCTGCTGGAAGTTCTCCATGCCCTCGACCCCAGTGACGCCGAATACGACGCTCGCCTGGACCAGTACAAGAAGCTGTGCGAAATCGAAGCAATCAATGCTAAGGAACGCACCGGCATCAAAGCCTGGATCCCCGCGATCGGAAACGTAGCCGGCATCCTGACCATGGGCATCCTGGAGATCAAAGGCCCTGCGATCTTCACGTCGAAAGCTGTGACGTTGTTCGGCGGGAAACTGCTGAAGTAACCAACCACTCACGACAACTCAACGCGAACCGCGTGTAGGAGAACACCAACTCTTACACGCGGTTCGTGCTTGTGTTTTGTTTTTCCAAAAATTGCCCGGGGGGTATTTCTCCAAAAACCAATCGCAGATTCTACGGGCCCTATAATGAAACCGAAGAAACCGGTACCAGAACCGCGCAAGCAGGAATGGTATCGGCATGATGGACCATCCATCAAGCTGGTTTCACAACCCCTATTTTTTTCGCAGAAATCACACGGGGTATAATGACCACCCTACTAAAGGAGAACGAAATGAACATCACCGAACGTTACATCTTCTGGACCGGTACTGCACTCGCAGCATCGCTCTGGATCTGGAACGCTTACACCATCATCTCTGCCATCGTGAAGTAAAGGCAAGCGATCGGCTCTACGGAGCCTTTCGTTTTCGCAGGATTTACAGGGGGTATAATGACCACCTACGAAAGGAAAAACCATGTCTGTTTTCGCCCTCGACCTCGTCGCCCGCAAGTCCCTGAAGGACGGCGCGCAGAAGCTCCGCAACCACGTTGCAGCCAAGCGCGACGCCATCAAGACCGAGCGGGAGGCGCTCAAGGCAGAACTGAACGACAAGGCTCCCCAGGAGTAACAAGGTGAGCCTCTACGGAGGCTTATCTTTTGGCCATGTATTCGCGAGTTTTACAGGGGGTATAATGACCACCCTCTATTAAGGAGAACACTAAAATGAACGAACTCATGGACAGCAACGAAGCCGCCGAGTGCGACGCGAACATCACCGTCTACTACACCGAACCCGCGACTGTCCCGCAGCAGATCGTCAGTGCCGTCATCGCCACCCTGGCCCCACTCGCAGTGGGACTCGGAACGATGGGCCTGATCGTCGTTGCGGGCGCAGTCACCGACAAGGTGAAGACCCACCGCGCGAACCGCAAGGCAGCCAAGGAAGCCAACACGATCGTCATCAAGGAAACCACCCCCACCGAGTGACATCAAAAATAGGAACCCCTAACACGGGTTCTTATTTTCGCATGGGCTATCGTTTTGGTGTCGCGCAGTTTACATGGGCTTTAATGAGATCAACCACCCTACTAAAGGAGAAATCATGCCTCTGTTCAAGAAGCCGATCGACCTCAACCACACCGTCAACGTCAACGTCGAACTCCCCGATTTGGAGGAGGCCGCGAAGCCCGTGCTCGATCGTGTATCCGAAATGATTCGGACCACCTTCATCACGCTGGCCATCGCGATCCCCACCGTCATCGTGTTCGCCGTCGTCGCCAATGTGGCTGGAGAAGTCGCTGCTGACAAGCTCATCAACCCCAACGAGTGACCAACTCAAATAGGAACCCCTAACACGGGTTCTTATTTTGTCGCGACTTTCACAGGGGGTATAATGACCACCCCACTTACGAAAGGAACATTCATGTTCGGAGGAAAGTATGGATTCTGGAGTTTCATTGGAGACTGTCTTCTCACGGCACTCACCAGTGGACTCTGGCTCATCGGAATCTTCGTACGCGAAATGCGACGCAAGTAACAACTAGTCAAGTGGGAACCCCTAACACGGGTTTCCATTTTTGAAAGGAGACTCATGAAAGTGCCATGCCCCACCTGTGGTGCTGTTGGCGACCAGCCGTGTCGTCGTGGACGCAAGCCCCGGGACATCGCAGTGATCGGTCGACCCGTGTCTGGCTTCTACGACGAAGCCGCTATCTGGCGCCGCAACATCCCGTTCCCGCAAGGACACGACTCGAGAAGGACCGCCAACGCAAGTGCCCAATAAGCAAACAGGCCCATTGGAGACACCTCCAGCCTATGTACTCAATATCTTCGAGCTTAAGAGGCGAGGCTTGACTGGTGGACAGATAGCCATCAAGACAGGCTACAGCCCCTCGAAGGTATACACCGCAATTCGCTACTGGCGAGACCGAATAAAGGAGAACTGATGCTCAACAAGAAGATAGTCGAGAACCTGGTCAAGGTCGTTCGTAAGGCCTACAGTGACTACCCGAAGAACGACAGTACGGTCGACACGATGATCGAGCAAGGCATTCGTTCGGCCTATATTCGTGGGGTGCAGGCCAGCGACCGCGACGTCGAGGCCTTCACACTCGAGGACCGGATCGAGAGTCTCGCGGCAGATCGCCGACACGTAAGCATTCGCTGGACCAACATCGTCAACCAAGCAGCTGACGGTGATCCCATGGCCAAGGCTCTTGTCGCGGCGGTCCAGGTATACAGCCTTGAGCGGTACGGAAGCTGACCTCGCGAGTTTTACATACCCTATATTAGAAGAGATCTAGAGATAGATGTCCATCCCGCATCTCGCGGAGTGGCAGCCCCACTGGACGCAACGTAGCACCGCTACTTGCCCTTCTAATTTTGTTTTCTTGAAAGGAGAACATCATGAAGAACAAGATGATCCGAGCAGCAAAGAAGGCTGCCTACTACTTCGGATTCCCGCCCAAGCAGGGTTCCCCGCTTTTCTCGGAGCGCCGGAACTATCGCTACCAGATGACGATGGCGTGGGCGTACTGATGGCTACGAAGTTCGAGGTCGCCATCGAAGAGCTCCGCACGCTGGTCAAGGACAACGATGATCACGTCGTCCTTGACTTCACGGATCTCTCCGGTCCGGAACTCGTCACCAAGAAGGCGGCGGTTCGCCACTTGGTCGAGAACGAGGGTTATGTGCTCTTCTACCATAAGCTGGTGCAGAAAGACACGGGGAAAGAGATCACCCTCAAGTCCCTCAACGTATCCGGCTCGACGTTTGTCGACACGAACAACATCTTGAAGGAGAGGCTGTCGTGAAGACACTCGTCTGGTGGCTCGGAACCTTCGTGGTCCTCGGGGTTCTTATTTTCGGTGCCGGATGGCTTGAGGCCAACGTCAACGTCAATACCTTCGGGTGGATTATTGTGGGGGCGATGTTCGTTATCCTCTTCCTGATCCTCCTGACCAACGCATACCTCCGCAAGTACAAGGAAGAAGAAGATGACATTCGCTAGCATCACGTCCACTCTGAGCCAGAAGATCGTTCAGAATTCGTCGGCTATCCTCACGGCCGCTGGGGTGGCTGGGGTGGTCTTCACCGGGATCCTGTCGGCCAGGGCAGCAATCCGAGCCCATGACGACATCCTTGCCGAGGAGGAGCGGCGGTACGTCAACGATCCGAACGACCCGGGCACTCCGCTCACCGCCAAAGAGAAGGTCCAGCTGACTTGGCTGCATTTCGTACCACCCCTGTCTGCCGGCTTGGTCACTATCGGCTGTGTCATCTCTGCACAATCGATCAACACAAAGCAGAAGGCGGCTCTACTGAGCCTTTACACCCTCTCCGACAGGGCTTTGACGGAGTGGCGGGACAAGACTCGGGAGCTTCAGGGTGACTCGAAGTACGCCAAGATCGAAGAGGAGATCATCCGCGATCGTGTTGCAAACCGCGACCCGATGGATGACCGCAATCTCCTCTCGGACTCCCGGCGTCTCGACGAGAAGATGGTCGAGTGCCTCGATGTCTGGACAGACCGATATTTCTGGGGCAACCAGAACATCGTCGACGCCGCCGTCAACGCGATCAACGCCGAGATCAACAACAACAACTACGCCTCCCTGAACATGTTCTACGACATGATCGGGCTGGGGAACGTGCCGATGGGTGACGACTTCGGTTGGAACCTCGACCACAAGCTCGACGTGTCCTACTTCTACACGTCAGCGAGGGATGCGAGTCCTGTCATGGGGGTTACGTTTCAGAAGCCTCCGAAACAGGATTACTACTCCTTTCGCTGATTACCCGATCGCGCTGATACCCATATATTGCTCGGCATGTGGGTTGGAGATCGAACCTTACGAGCAACTCATCCCCAAACGCTATAAGGACGCCGTGTTCGTGTACCACGGATATCCTTATGCGTGCTATCCATTCGAGAAGGACAAGAACACATGATCCCAGTTCCGGGGTGGTCATACCTCCGTGCAGTACGAGAGCGTCGTGAGAAGGATCTCGCGGCCCGACAGGAGGTTCGACACAAGAAGGCCGTGGCTAAGCGGCGCAAGGCCAAGCGCGGTGGAAAGCGCTGATGGGCGTCACCTACGACCGCGATTCCGGCGAGAAGTACATGGAGTGCGACGACAAGACCTGCCAGAGAGAAATCCGAGGCAATAACGTCGCGCTACACGCCGGGAACGTCTACCACGCTGAATGTGCACCAGGTGGCTGATGCGTTATTCGATACCTGGGAGGGCGATGATTCCACTTTCGAGGGGGATCTGACTCGGGTACTCAAGAAGCACGGCATTGAGGTCGAGGGGCTCTCGGACGAACAGCTGACGGTCTTCGTCACTGCGACTCTGGGAGCCCTCACCCAAGCCAAAGGCAACTCATCCGAGTTCGTCACGTCCATGTTCATGCTGTATAAGGAGACTGAGATTGGCCTACGACGTCGAGCAGCTTCTCAGAGAGCAGCGAGAGTTCCAGCAAGAGTTGGTGAATAAGGAAGAGGCATTCCTTCGAGAAGAGTGGGAAAAGACGGGGCTATCCCTTGCGGATTGGCTTCGTTTCGCCGTGTACGAAAAGGGTGACGTGATTCACCAATTCGACGAGGCGACCAACTCATATTCCGCCCATCACATGTCCAGGGTCCGCCTCAAGACCCCGGAAGAACTCGAGGAATACGACCGCATGCTTGCAAATCGTAGTCCCGAGGAGATCGCACGGCACAACCAGCAAATCGCGGCCATCGAGGACTCGCGAGAAATACAGGGCCTATAATGACCCACTGTCACCACTTGAAAGGAACTATCATGACCGCTCAGGACACCCCCGTCGAGGACACCACCACGACCGAGGAGACCCCCAAGAGCACGAAGAAGTTCTCGCTCGGCCCCGTCGCCAAGAAGGTGCTCGTCTGGGGCGGAGCAGCGCTCGGTATCATCACCGTCGTTGCCATCGCCGCAGCCGCACGCCAGAACGACGACGAGGACCGCGAGATCTACGTGCTCACGGAGCTCCCGGACGCCACCCTCGACGAGACCCCCGCAGTCACCGACTGACCCAAGTCGCAGTGAAGCGAAGTCAATGCTAACCACATTGGCTTCTGCTTTTTTCTAAGGAGAAAAGATGCCCGAAAACTTCCAGAAGAAGGCTCTTGAGGCAGCGGCTATGGTCGCCAACCGAGAGCTCTCCACGATTGAAGTAGACCCGCCGTTCGGTTTCGAGGGAACCGTGTCGGCTGAGGACTTCTACGTCGTCTGGTTCTGCAAGACCCTTCAGAACTGGAAGGCGCTGGTCAGCACTGACGTAGTGTCTGGTTTCTACTTCGAGGTGACCTACAACGGTGACCGCGCAGAGACCTATGTCGATATTTACCAGAAGAACGCCAACCACCTGCTGTTCAACAGCGAATTCACGACCGCCCATCACCTCGCATCCGAGTAAGGAACACACAACACAATGATCAAGAAGACCATCACGTTCAAGAAGGTCGTCTTCGACGGCAACGGCGACGCAACCACCGTCACCCGCACCGAGGACTTCTACTTCAACCTCAACCAGGCGGAAGCGCTGGAGATCAACCTCATGGAGGACCTCGAGCGCCTCGCTGAGTCGACCAACCCGCGGGCGATCATCCCCGTCTTCAAGCGCATCATCCACTACGCGTACGGTGTGCGTCTCCCCTCGGGCAAGTTCACGAAGGAGCCGGAGGAGACCACGGACTTCCTCGCGTCGGACGCCTACTCCGAGCTCTTCCTCGAGCTTCTCGGTGAGGGCGAGCAGGGTGTCGCGGACTTCATCAACAAGGTCATCGACTTCAAGGTGGACAAGCTCAAGGAGACGACCGACAACCTGCCGGCAGAAGCACCGTCGAACGTGCGTCAGCCCCAGGACTACCAGAAGTCGGCTCGTGAGATCGCGGCAGCTGCCAAGCAGGAGGTTCCCCAGCCTCTGCACGCTGACGTCACACTCCCCGCCGGCACCGAGGTCGAGAAGGGACAGGTGATCGCTGTGGTAGGAGCCGCAGATCCGCTCGCCCCCATGATCCAGGACGACCCCGATTGGGCAGCGTTCCAGGCGTTCAAGGCGAGCCAGCAGGCGACCGAGGCTCAGCCCCAGGTCACCATCAACGAGGAGACCGCTCCTCAGATCATCGAGCGTGACGACGAGGCGACCATCGCTTCGCCGGCGTTCGAGTCCCGACGCGACCTTCGCCAGGGATGACAGACGGCCGGGTCGGTAGTGGATGGGGATGCATTACCGGCCCGGTCTCGCAGTAAACACACGTGGTATAACAGAAGGCCTCACCGAGGCTTTCATATTTCTCTTGAAAGGAGAATGCAATGGGTAAGAAGATCGAGATCACCAAGGCCGTCGCCGGATTCGTTTCGGGCATCGGTGCTGGCATGATCGTGGGGAACATCGTCGTCGCGACCACTCCCTACAACACCAAGCTCATCCAGAGGGTCTTCATCCGCACCGCGGGTGTTTTCCTTTCGGGGGCCGTCGGGCAGTTCACCTCGGACTACTCGGAGAAGGCCATCGATGAGATCTTCACGAGCAGCAAGCAGCTGAAGGAAGAGATCGAGCGCATCGAGGCCGAAGCAGAGGCCGAGGACAAGGGCACGCCTGAGAAGGAGCCCACCGAGGAGCCCGCGGAGTCCAATGGCTGACACCGCAACCGACAACACCTTCGAGATCATCCGTCTGAAGCAGCTGAAGGCCATGGCCAAGCAGTTGGGCTTCTGGGATGATGTCGCACACCACACAGCAGAGCTCAAGAAGCTCGGAGTAGAGGAGTAATGCCCGAAGAAAACCCAGTCGAGAAGCGGTACCCCAGCAACAGCCACGCTCAGAAGGACGCGGCTCGTCGACAGCCTGCGGAACCCGAGCGGCCTCGAGCCAAGAAGGTGATCAAGGGTGAGGTGTCCACACGGGTGCCTCTCGGTCGTCGTATCGCGCAGTCCTTCAAGGGCGACGATGCACAGACGGTGGGCGAGTACGTCCTGTTCGACGTGATTCTGCCGACAGTCAAGGACCTCATCGTCGACGCCGGCAAGGAGATCATCGAGCGCGCGATCTTCGGCACCAGCAGTGGTCCGTCGAAGGGTGCGCGACGCAACAGTGGTGGGTCCTCGTTCTCCGGAGTCAACAACCGGACGAACTACAGGAACCGCTACTCAGGGCGGAACTTCGATGACGACCGTGATGACCGTCGAACGGTTCGCGATCGGGCTCGGAGCAGTCGTGGGTATGAGGACGTCATCCTCGAGACCCGTGGCGATGCCGAGGAAGCTCTCGACGCTCTGCGGGAGCACATCGCTGAGTACGGTGACGTGACCGTTGCCGATCTGTACGACATGGTAGGAGCGGACGTCGACGGCCGTGACTACGTGGGTCGTAGCTGGGGCTGGAACGATCTGCGCGACGCTGAGGTGAAGCGCCTTCGTTCCGACCAGTACCTGCTGGATCTTCCGCCCACCATTCGACTCGACTAGGAGAAATCATGGGGAAGAAGCTGTACGCGGGGTTGTCTCAGGAGCTTCGGGACAACCCCAGTGGTTCACGGGAGTTGAAAGACTCCGATATCGATGCAATGTCGAGCGACGGATTCACGGAACTGCAGACGATCCTCAACAAGGTCATCAGCGAGAATCCGGACCGTGTGTTCGAGATCAAGCACGACGACCGCCGCAAGTCCACTTATTTCGTCTGGAGGAAGCTGGAAGGATGACCGACGACAACGCACAACTGATGCTCAAGCCGGATAACATCGGCGAGGTGCTGACCGTTCAGATCTTCGAGAAGAAGGGTGACGGCACGATCAAGACCGACACGCTTCTCAAGTATGTCGGAAAGCTGGTGTCGTACCGTTACGTCGCCAAGTCTCGTACGGTCACCATCGCGATCGAGGGCTTGCCTCCTGTCGCTGTGGATCTCGCGGGTTACCACCTCGAGATATTTCCGCGTGACATCAAACGAGGAATCAAGGAGCGCTAGTGGCCTGGATCGAGGGTGAGACCCAAGAACAAAGGCGCGAACGGGTCGACAAGATCCTCGAGAAGAACACCAAGCCGATGCAACAATGCGCAGGCTGTCATAAAGACATCAACCCTGATACCCACACAGTAGTAGAGACGATCAAGGGTCCGTTCCACGGATTCCCCATGCGTTGTGTGTATCGCATCAACAAGGAGAACTAAGAAATGACTCTGTTCAACCTGGACGCCGCGAAGCTCGTGGCAGGTCAGAAGTTCGGGAGGGCACTCCTCCTGGGCAAGAAGTACAGTCCGGAGGTGCTCACGGTCGTGGGTGTCGCCGGCGTGATCACGGCTGCGGTGATGATCGCCCGTGCAACGCTCAAGCTCGAGCCCGTTCTCGACAAGCACGAGGAGGAGATCGACGCCGCCAAGGAGCTCAAGAAGCTCGGGGAGTACAGCGAGGAGCAGTACAAGATCGACCTGACGCGCATCTACACCAAGCGCGCTGTCGATGTGTTCAAGCTCTACGTCCCCGGTGGACTGGTGCTCGGCACTTCGCTGGCCTGCCTCGTGGGTGCGTCCTGGACGCTCAAGAAGCGGAACGTGGCTGCTGTCGCGGCGTACAACGTCATCAAGTCGCAGTACGACAACTACCGCCAGAACGTCATCGACGACCAGGGTGCTGACAAGGATCGGGACTACCGTCTCGGTCTGCGTGAGGAGACGGTCATCGACTTCGAGACGGGGGAGGAGCGGGTCATCAAGAAGTCCGACCCGAACCGCTACTCGAAGTACGCGAAGATCTTCGACGAGAGCAACGTGAACTTCAACAAGCACTGGCGTGAGGGCAACCTGACGTTCCTGCTCGGTCAGCAGAAGTTCGCCACGGAGCGCCTCCACTCGAAGGGGTGGCTCGTACTGAACGACGTCTATGACGCTCTGGGACTCCCGGAGACGCCGGATGGCGCTGTGACCGGCTGGGTTCTCGGTGCGGGTGGAGACGACTACGTCGACTTCGGCATCTTCGACCTGGAGAGCCCCGCGGCACGGGATTTCGTCAACGGCTACGAGCCGCACGTCATCCTCGACTTCAACATCGATGGGTTCATCCAGGACTTCATCGGTATCGGCCAGCGACAGACCTCCTTCGAGGGGATCACCAAGGGTGACAGCTAAGAGCCGCCAGCGCAAGATCGTCCACAAGATCAAGAACACCAAGAGAAAGCAGACAGAAAGTGAACGCTCCATCCCCCAGCCAGGTAGCAGCAAGCGTCAAGCGACTGACGCCGGCTCCGATCACGACTGACGTACCCGTCTCCTCTTCGAAGAAGATGGTCTACGGCAAGCGTCCGGAGCACCTGACGGATCGTCCACTCAAGGACAACGAGGGCCTGAAGGCTCTTCGGGAGACGCTCTCGGAGGGCCCCAAGGGTCGCGTGTCGCCCAACCCGAAGCGCACGAACCGGCGTGCTCAGCGGTCGTGAGAAGGCCGCACAAGTTCACTGAGGAACAGATCGATCGCATCGAATTCCTTGTCTCTGAGGGGGTGACCACATCGTTCATAGCGGATGATCTGGGCACCCCCCGGGAGCGGGTACGAGAATATCTCTTGAATCGTCCGGACGCGCAAGCCAACGCTCGGGCATTCTCAGAGGTATGGCCTTCGATTCGGCCGAACAACGAACTACTCAAATGGCACAACATGTTCGCGCCCAAGGAAATGGCGCGGTCCTAAAAAGGAGAAACAGATGAACCTTATCGATCCGAAGCTGCTTGCAGCATTCGGGGGTGGCGCACTAGTGGGTAGTGTCGTCACCTTCTTCATCACGCGGAGTGTGGTGAGCAAGAACTGGCAGGCAATCGCGGACGAACAGGTGGCTTCCGTCAAGGAGCACTACCGCATCGTCCGTAAGGAAGGCGAACTCGCCGACCCCGAGAACCTGGTCAACATCGACGAAACCGATCTGCAGGCGAACAACGACTACGAGGGTGAGGACTTCGACGAGTTCAACCCGGAGTTCAACAAGCCCGAGCAGGAACGTCAGGCGGAGCTCCGTAAGCTCGCCAAGCGGATCGCCGACCAGGGATACGAGGGAGCACAGCACATCATCGGTGTCGCCGAGGATGAGGGTGTCGATCTCGAGACCGCGGTGGATATCCACGTCGAGGCGAAGACCAGCAAGAAGTCCCGGGTAAAGGAGCACTCGCTCTTTGACCAGGCAATCCCGGAAGGTCCGGACGGTGAGCCACGGGATCCCAAGCGCCCGTACATCGTCTCGATCCACGAGTGGGCTGCGCCGGATGAGCCGTACGACGCGTACGACCAGCCGACAATCAAGTGGTTCGTCGGTGACAACACGCTTCTCAACAGCAAGGAAGAGATCGTTCTCCACCCGGAGGAGCTCATCGGAACGCTCGAGAACCTGCGATTCGGGCACCTGTCCGAGGATGAGGACATCGTCTACATCCGCAACGAGAAGCTGGGACTCGCCTTCGAGGTCATTCGGATCGAGGAGGGGTACGCAGCATCCCGTGGTCTGAACCTGGACCCCGACGAAGATGATGGATTCGAGCGCCAGCGGCGCGTCAAGCGTAAGGCAAACAAGGAGGGTTAATGGACGGTACGGCTGACGACCGGTACTTCGAGTGGTTGTACAGCCTCATAGGTTCGGTCAATCAGAAGAACCGCCGTCGTAACTATTGGTCGCTAGCAAGGCAGTTGTACGTCAAGAGGTTCCGGGTGGTCGTCCGTCGTGACGTCAACCGAGCCGAAGACGGGATCTGCCTGCGCGATGAGTTCGTCGAGAGGTGGGGGCATGAAGGAATCGATCCCGGGTGGATGGATCTGGATTGCTCCCTCCTCGAGATGCTTATCGCGCTGTCAGCGCACCTAGCGTTCGAGTCATACGGTGAGACGGGTGACTGGTTCTGGAAACTCATGGAGAATCTGGAGCTACAGCGTTACTCAGACAACGTGTACAACGCCACAATCGCGGACGATATCGACGATGTAATTGAACGGGTCCTTGATCGGGCGTACGGTCCAGACGGTGTTGGTGGTCTGTTCCCCTTGCGGGATGCAGATCGTGACCAGCGTCGTGTTGAGATTTGGTATCAGAAAGAGGCATATTTGCTCGAGGGACTGCGTGTCAACAATGGCCCAAGAGTGTAACACCCCGAGGAGGGAGGTTAAGTGGATTTCTATCAGATTCGCGAGAAGGAAGGCCATAGGAAGGGCGTACTAGACGTATTCCCCGACTACCAGGTCGACACATCAAAGGATCTGATGATCCGAGGAGGGAAGTTCTACGCAGTTTGGGACGAAGCGAAGGGTCTGTGGTCGACGAATGAGCTCGACGTAGCTCGACTGATCGACAAGGATATTCGTGACTACCAGTTGCAAACCCTCGCCGTAGAAGTAAACCGGCGGTATCTGCGTAGCTTCGGTAGCAATACCTGGCAGCAGTTCCGTCTCTTCTGCACCACACTTCCTGACACACCCGAGGATCTCGATCAAAAGGTTGTGTTCGCCAACACGGAAGTCAAGAAGGAGGACCGGGCCACTCACCGGCTTCCATATTCTCTCGCTCCGGGGGACATCAGCGCCTACGAAGAACTCGTGGACCTGCTGTATTCCCCGGAGGAGCGGGCGAAGTTCGAATGGGCAATCGGCGCGATCATCTCCGGCGAGTCCAGGTATATCCACAAGGGCCTAGTGTTCTTCGGTAAGCCTGGTGAGGGAAAGTCGACGATTCTCGATATTATCGAGGACCTCTTCGAGGGTTACACAACGACCTTCGAGGTGGCGGACATCGTCAGCGCTAACAACCAGTTCGCGTTGGCTAAGTTCAAGGACAACAGCCTCGTTGCCATCGATCAGGATGGTGACCTGAGCAAGGTCGTCGACAACAGCAAGCTGAACAAGCTGATCTCCCACGACAAGATCATCATCAACGAGAAGCATAAGAGCCAGTACGAGATCAGGCCCGTGGCTATGACCTTCGTAGGTACGAACAAGCCGGTTCGTATCACCGATGCCAAGTCGGGTCTGGTTCGACGTATTCTCGATGTGCGACCCACGGGTAATCTCCACACCGCCCGTAAGTACGAGAAGCTGGTCAAGCAGGTCCGCTTCGAGTTGGGAGCTCTCGCACATCACTGTCTGCAGGTCTTCCAGGAGATGGGGAAGGACTACTACAACAGCTACGTCCCCATCGACATGATGATGCAGACCGACGTGTTCTTCAACTACGTGGAGTACCACTTCGATATTTTCGAGCAGCAGGACGGGGCAACCCTGAAGCAGGCTTGGGAGCTTTGGAAGGAGTGGCTGGACTTCACCCGCACCAAGTGGGACATGCCCTACCACAAGTTCCGTGAAGAACTGAAGAACTACTTCGATAACTGGGAGGAGCGAGCAGTCGTCAATGACGCCAGAGTCCGTAACTGGTACTCGGGTTTCAACGCGACGAAGTACAAGAAGCCAGTGCCCGAGAATGTGACGCAGGTCAACGCCGGCGGATTCACTCTCGAGCTCACCGAAACGGAATCGCTCTTCGACAAGCTGTTCGCATCCGCTCCGGCGCAGTATTCCAGGATCAACAAGCTGGGTGAGAGCCAGCCCAATAAGTACTGGTCGTCTGCGCCAAGAACCGACCGTGTGACGGGTAAGGAGTTCACTCCCCGCCCCGATCAAGTCGTCAGCACCGTGTTGTCCGACTTGGACACTGCGAAGGAGCACTACGTCAAGGTCCCGGCGAATCACATCGTCATTGACTTTGACATTACGGATGACGATGGAAACAAATCCCTGGAGCGTTCCCTACAGGCCGCGGCAAACTGGCCCCCAACCTACGCGGAGTACAGTAAAAGCGGTAATGGGGTGCATCTCCATTACAATTATGACGGAGCCGTTGAAGAGCTTAGCCGTCTCCATGATGTTGGAGTCGAGGTTAAAGTCTACACCGGTGACACTAGCCTTAGAAGGAGACTTTCCCGCTGTAACAACACACCCGTCGCCACAATCAGCAGTGGCCTGAAGCTCAAAGAGAAGACAGTGATCGATCCAAACATAGTAGTCACGGAGCAGAGCCTTCGCCGGACCATCGCCAAAGCACTGCGTAAGGAAGTGCACGACGCAACCAAGCCGAACATGGACTTCATCCACCACGTTCTCCTCGAGGCCTACAACTCGGGTGTCGAGTATGACGTAACGGATATGCGCGGTAAGGTCATGCAGTTTGCACTGAAGAGCACGCACCAGAAGGACGCGTGTCTCATCTTGATGCAGACGATGAAGTTCAAGAGCGAAGACCGTGACGAAGAAGGTCGGCCGAACCTCCCCGATGAGGAGAAGCCGGTTATTTTCGATGTGGAGGTCTTCCCCAACCTGTTCGTGATCTGCTGGAAGTACAGTGGGTCGGAGCAGGTGACGGCGATGGTCAACCCGTCGGCGCAAGAGGTGGAAGCACTTCTGTCGCTCAAGCTCATCGGCTTCAACAACCGTGGCTACGACAACCACATCATCTACGCCGCCGCTCTCGGATGGACGATCGAGGAGCTCTACAAGCTCAGCCAGGCCCTGATCAACAACTCGCCCAATGCCAAGTTCCGTGAGGCCTACAACCTCTCGTACACGGATATCTTCGACTTCGCGTCTAAGAAGCAGACGCTGAAGAAGTGGGAGATCGAGCTCGAGATCAAGCACAACGAACTGGGACTTCCCTGGGACCAGCCGGTTCCGAAGGAGCTCTGGGCGAAGGTCGTCGAGTACTGCATCGACGATACCAACGCCACGGACGTGGTCTTCCTGCACCTCAAGGGAGACTTCATCGCACGGCAGATCATTGCGGAACTGTCTGGACTCTCGGTCAACTCGAGTACCCAGCAGCACGCGGCTCGGATCATCTTCGGATCGAACCGTGCTCCGCAGTCGCAGTTCAACATCCCGGATCTCTCTGAGAGGTTCGAGGGCTACACCTACGCCTACGACCCCGAGAAGAAAGCCATGGTGTCTCGATACCGCGGCGAGGAAATCGGTGAAGGCGGACTCGTGCGTGCCAAGCCAGGCATGTGGGAGAACGTGGTCCTGCTGGATATCGAGTCGATGCATCCCACGTCGATCGAGATCATGGACATGTTCGGCGAGTACACAGAGAACTTCTCTACCCTCAAGGCCGCTCGTGTGGCTATCAAGGAGAAGCGGTTCGACGATGCTCGGAAGATGTTTGGCGGCAAGCTGGCCGAGTTCCTGACGGATGAGGAGATCGCTGAGGCGCTTTCCTACGCTCTGAAGATCGTGATCAACATCGTCTACGGTCTGACGGCAGCATCCTTCGACAATGTCTTCCGTGACCCGCGCAACATCGACAACATCGTCGCCAAGATCGGTGCGCTGTTCATGCTCGACCTGATGTACGAGGTTGAGGCGCGTGGATTCCCGGTAGTGCATGTCAAGACGGACTCCATCAAGATCCCGGACGCATCTCCGGAGATCATCCAGTTCGTCATGGAATATGGTGCCGCATTCGGGTACAAGTTCGTGCACGAGGCCACCTACGAGAAGATGTGTTTGGTCAACGACGCGGTCTACATCGCGAAGTACGGCTGGCACGCCACGAAGCCGAAGCTCATCGGAACGTGGTCGGCAACGGGGGCACAGTTCGCTCACCCGTTCGTCAAGAAGACGCTCTTCACAAAGGAGGCGATCCAGTTCAAGGATATGTGTGAGGCAAAGAGTGCTCGCACACCCCTCTGGCTCGACTTCGAGGGTGTCGAGGACACGCCGATGGCACTGGGTAATGACGACACCAAGGTGTTCGTCGGCAAGACCGGTCTGTTCACTCCCGTGGTAAAGGGTGGTGGACTCCTCATGCGGGAGTCAGGACCGGGCAAGTTCGCTGCTGTGACGGGCACCACCGGTTACCATTGGTTGGAGTCGGAGTCCATCAAGGAGCTCGGCAAGGAGAAAGACGTCGACAAGAGCTACTACCAGAAGCTCGTCGATAAGGCCATCGATAAGATCAGCCAGTACGGTGATTTCGAGGCGTTCGCCAGTTAATCCATCCCCGAACAAGAGGAACTATATAAGTGAACAAGCTGGACATCCCCGCGCTCGAGGCTCGTGCCGAGGAGCACTACAGGAAGTCGGATGAGTACCTCGCCGAGTGGCGGAACTACCGAGAGGAATGCACGATCCTTCTGGATCGGATCGCAGAGAGCTCTGGGGAGGACTACCTGATCGGCGTCGCACTCAACGCAAACCGTTACGAGACGGAACACTTGCGCAGAGCACAGCGCGAGCGGTCTCGTGGTCACCGCTACACGAAGAGGGCACAGAAGCTCCGGGAGAAGGATCGCGTGTTGGAGCGCGTTCTGCTTCCGAGTTTCGGCCAGGACCTCATCAACGAGTACACCCCCTCGGCCCCGGTCACGGAGCTCTGGGTGGACTTCAAGAATGACCCGTCCGACCCCTTCGCCGAAACCCGGCAGCGGATCGAAGCTCCGAAGGAGACGGAGGAGGCAAAAGCCTAAGACAAAGGAGACAAGATGCATGGTAAGAAGCAGGTTTCGGTGAAGATCGTGCCGGTGTACCTCAAGGAGGGCCCCGGGGTCGGCGAAGCCAGAGTGGTCAGCAACGAGGGCCACAAACCGACAACGATCGTTCTGGGACCCGACGAGGGTGCCATCATCGGGAAGTTCTTGCATCACGCAGATCTGACCGGTATCGGCATCACCGCCCCAGCCTCTTCTACCGAGGATCTCGAGAAAGAAGGCAATGACGGTTCATAATCACGGACCAGCAGAGGACCGCGGCCTGGATTGCGGAGAAGTAGTCCAGGCCGATGGTTCCCTTAGAGGGAACTGCCTCCCCGTAATACCCGAGGGTGCGGAAATCACCAATGTCGGGGATGTCGTACCGCTCATGCAGATGCGTGACGGTGAATGGCATCAGATCGGTGAGAGCACCATCATAGACAACAAGGGCGGGATCTCGATGAGGATCGACCGCGACGTGTTCGAAGCGATGGGCTTTCACATCATCAACGACCACTCGATCGGGTTCCAAATGACGCCCGATCCCAACCTGGATGCCGCAAAGGTATTCGCCGCAGACATGCGGAACTACATCAACAACAAGGAGAAAACTGATGGCACCCCGTAACCCCAACCAGCCCGACACCCCCGCCGACGTCACCGTCCGCAACGCCGAGCTCCAGTACATCAACTTCGAGGGTCGTGCGACGCGCTTCAAGCCGGCAGGCGAGAGCAGCCGTGGGTTCCGACTCATGCTTCCCGAGGACGTCGCTCGTGACATGGCCGACGCCGGCTGGAACGTCAAGGAGACCAAGCCGTGGCGTGAAGCGTCGGTCGAGGAGGTCGAGAACTTCGTCCCCCGTCCGTTCCTCGACGTCAAGGTCAACTTCGAGTACGAGTCCAAGGCGCCCCAGATCCAGCTGGTGACGGGCGAGGTCCGGACGCTGCTCAGCCGGGACACCGCGTTCATCGTGGACCAGTCCGACATCGTCAAGATCGACCTGATCATCAACGCGTCGTACTACGACTTCGGCGGGAACCAGGGCTTCGCGGCCTACCTCAAGAAGGTGTACATCACCATCCAGGAGGACGACCTGGAGCAGGACTACGCACACATCCCGCTCGCCGGGACCACGCGCATCGCCTGATCATCACAACACCGGTGGGGGTAGCTGACATGGTTGCCCCCACCCTTCCCTCTGGAGAAAAATGACCGAACAAGAAGTGTCCCTTCCCCCGCAGGCGATTCAGTTCACCAACAACGTCGAGAGTGCCAAGGCCGTTGTCGTCTGGATGCGTCAGTACATCCCTCAGGTCACGGGTGTCTTGCTCATGGCCCCCACCGGTGACGTCGTCAAGCTCGAGGTCGACGAGACTCTCATCGCGGAACTGATCGTTGGTGACTACCTCGTCTGGGACGGCGGGGTCATCGCCCTCATGCACGAAATGGAGTACAACAGCCTTTATGCCCCCGACCTCATCCCCCAGCCCGAGACAGTCGCAGACGCCTCAGAGTGGACCGACCCGGTTCCGACCGAGGGCGACTGACCCGATCGAGGCGATGCAGATCAAGCTAACCAACTTCGAGCAGGTAGCTGCTTGGTGTGAGGGACAGCCTGGCATCGCGAAAGTCATCCACTCCGAGATGCTCATCATCTTCGAGGGGACCTACAGCAGGTTCATCAACGCTGGATACAACTGGTGGGTCATCAAGGCCGGCGGTCGGTTCTACCCCATGCGCAACGAGAAGTTCATCAAGAAATACGAGGAAGTAGTAGATGGCTAACAACCCATATTGTGATTGCGGTCACATGAGTCGGAACCATGCCCACGACGGTGCAGGCCAGTGTGTTATGAGCACCTGCGAATGCAGCGCCTTCACCAACAAGCAGATCCGCGATGAGCAGGCTACGCTTGCTGGCCTGGAGCCCCCGGAGCCGGACAGCAACCTGTTCCGTCATGCCAAAGCGGAGCTCGCCCGACTGGGCGGCGACAACAACGAGATCCACCCGGATTTCAACAACAAGATCCTCGAGATCATCACCATCTTCGCTTCCATGGGTCACTCGGGAAGCTCGGCACTGTATACGAGAGAGCTCGTCAACAAGCTTCTCTCGCACCAGACGCTCACGCCGATCACCGACGACCCCTCGGAGTGGCAGAAACACGCCCCGGAACTGTGGGACGGCAAGAACTCCATCTGGCAGAACCGTCGGGACAGCCGCTTCATGTCGACTGACGCCGGCGTGACGTACTGGAACGTCGAGGACATCAAGCGAGGAGAGCAGGTTACGACCAAGCGCTCCGAGCAGACTGTCCACGGTCCCAACGGAGACGCCCTCAAGGCCGAACAGCGTGCTCGCATGGCCAGTGAGATCCAGCCCGTCTACGACAGATAAGGAGAAAGCATGACGCTCAACGCAATACTCAAGCCGGATCCCTTCCAGGCACGGGTTTTCGATCCCAACAACCTGATCAGTATCTCGGCGTGGATGGGTGCCACTGAGGTGACCCAGACGACAAACTACATGCGTGGGTTCACCGAGTACACGTTCACCCGAGCAACCGAGGACCAAGCGACTCGACTCGCTCGGTTCACTGTCTCTCCGGATGACATTCCGCCGATGATCGTCATGGGTCAGGGCGGCGTCATGGTGATATCTGTGGAGGAGTGGAACGAGAAGTACCAGGTTCTGCCGACTCCGGAGTACCACACGGAGAACACGCTCTACAAAGTTCGGGACATTCTTGCTACCCAGGGGTTCGCTCCGGACCAGGTTAGCGACGCAATCACGGAGCTACTCAACGGCGGCATTCTCTTCCGAGAAGTCGCACCCATCTAACAAGGAGAAAGTATGGCAATTCGTACCAAGGCAGTCCGCGACAAGGGCAGCCACAAGATCGTCCGAGCGATCACCGTCACCGAGGACAACGTCGAAGAGATCGTCGCCTGGATCAACCGGCATGGCGGAGCGGCCAACGGTCACGGGGTCCGCATCTTCCAGGAGCGCACTCGGCCGGCTCGTGTCCGTCTGCTCCAGCGCAACTACGGCGAGAACTGGGGCAAGCGCGACTGGCGAGTGGCCACCGTCGGCGACACCATCCTCAAGATCGACTTCGCAGCCGGCGAAGATCACCGCGAGAAGGCAGGCGCGGAGTTCGTCCGGGTCAAGGCGGAGGCATTCGCAGCGGAGTACGTGGCAGCATGACGATCCAGGTCACTCGCAAGCCCGTCGCCGCAACCGCGATCCAGTTCGACGGATCCAACGGAGCGGCCGTAGTCCAGTTCGTCAAGGACGCCGGCGAGAACGCTCGCAACGGTGGGAACTGGGTCTCCGTGAGCACTGACAGTTCCTCGACTCGTCTCCGCAAGGGTGACTGGGTCGTGGTGGAGCCGTCCGGTGTCACGGCCTGGTCCGAGGAAGGCTTCAAGGCCGTCTTCAAGACCAAGTAACAACTCGTCTGAGCGAGGCTAAACAGCATCTTAAGCTCAGAGCGGTAATGGGACGGAAATCGTGAGCCGTTTAAAGACAACACACCAGTAAACACCATTACGTGATGTTAGCGACATATGCACTTGTTGAAATAGACAAGATCCAAAGCCCCTGTGTCAAAGACAACGATTCCGACTAGGCCCTGATCCGGTTATTGGTTGGAAGAGCTAGTAGGATTCAGCTTATCCCGACGGGGGTAACGAGAGATCCGGCGGGGTGGAGTTAAGGTCTTACACTTGACTTCACCCCGTATTCTCATTCTTTTAAACGTCAGAGATTTAGCCTGCGAACTTGGAGGAATCATGTAAGCGCTAATTAGGCGACCTAACTCGATTGGCCCGGACAACTAAGCCGGGTAGTAGTAAGGACGCCATATGGAAACCCGGGACGGCCGGAGTGATATGCCTTATCTTAGTAGCCGGGGGGTGAACAGATCTGGCAACTATACTCCGGTCCTCCCGTTCGTCAGGTAATTGGGAGGGACTCTTACCTGGCTGGCCATCTCTATAGCTCAGTTTGGCAGAGCAGCCATGGTCCTCATTGGGGCAGCGAGGCGGGCAGGTCGTGGGTTCAAATCCCACTAGAGATACTGGGGTCGTATTGACTACTCATAAACGGATGAATCGAGTCGCTTTGACATCCGGGTTGGTGCGACCCCTCCACTCTCTTGAAAGGAGAAACCGTGGTATTGAAGAAGATATCTACGTGGTATGACCGGCTCGAGGACAGCATCCTCGTCATGAGTCCGATGAAGTTCCTGCTTCTGGCAGCGTCGGTGATCATCATCATGAGCATCGTAGGCGGTGTTCTCACTGCGTGGGCCTCGGGCAACATGAGTGCGGCCGGATGGTGGGCACTGGGGTACATGGCGCTCATGATCATCGTGGTGTCTGTTAGCGGAGGGATTAAGTGAGCTTCACCTCCTCCAATGGGTTCTATGCCCAGACCGATGGCGAGCGACTGCGCATGGTCATCGATCCGCAGGGCGGTGCTGCAGAGATGCAACATGGCGCTGTTGTTATTCAGTTGGGGCCTGGGCGCACATCGGATTTGCGCAACCTCCTCAACTACATCCCCGTCAAGAAAGAAGAAGAATGGACATTTGTACCAACTGCCGGCGCGAAGTCAAGAAAGGGCAACGTGTCGTCAAGAACTACATCATGGGGGACATCCGCGAAGGCGACGGCTTCGAACCGCTCCTCAGCGACACGCAGTACCAACATGCGAACTGTTACGATGCTGACGGCCCTCGTTACGATGATCAAGGGGATGTGATCGCCGACAGTCGCAAGGGCTATCTCGAGATCAAGCAGGTCCGCAATGTCTTCGAGCGCGACGAGATCAAGACATTCGAAGATCGAGAGCAGCACGTGTTGCGGGGCGACAGTATCCCAGAGACTCTCTACATCGAACCCTTCATTCCCGATTGGCCTCCGGAGTCGCCCGATGGTATCAAGTACAACTGACCACAACTGAATAGAGCGCCTGGAGCAAATCGTTGGACATTGATGAAGTCTGGGTAGAAGTTGCTGACTACCCGAACTACGTTGTGAGTAATTACGGGGAAGTCCTTAACCGCAAGACCGGCAAGAAGTTGGCAGCCAGTCCAAATAGCGAGGGACATCTCCGAGTCGCCCTTTCTCACCGGGGCCGAGTACGACAGTTCTATATCCGCAGGCTTGTAGCCCAAGCTTTCAACCCCCATTATCGAGATGGGGCTGTTGTTAAGAATGTGAATGGTGATCAAACTGATAACAGAGTGACTAATGTGTCGGTACGGCTTCACGACCACCGACCAATACGCCGAGATCGGCAAGAACCGTGGGGTAAGCCCGTCCGCATCAAGCAGACCGGTCAAGTGTTCAAGTCTGTCAGGGACTTGGCACGCTATATCGGAGGGGATTACAGCAGTATCTACCGTGTGCTGCGTGGCGAACGCAGATCCCACATGGGCTATTCATTTGAGTTCATAGAGGAGTAGTACTTTGGCCAAACCAAGCCACATCTCATTCATCACCCTCAACATGTCCAATCCCCCGGAAGAGCCGCCGGTGATGGACGAGTACTGGCAAGGCATCGACGGTCTCGGGACCTACGCTGTCAGCAATTACGGCCGAGTAGTAAACGTCAAGAGCGGGAAAGACCTCCGAGTCCGTGTGGATTCCGATGGTTTCCACCGTGTCTACCTCTATCGGAAAGGAAAGCGATATGACGTGTTCGTGCACCTGCTCGTCGCATCAGTCTTCTTCCTCAATTGGAAGCCTGGGGTTGGGGTCGATTTCCTCAACGGAGACCAGAGCGACTGCACCGTCGCCAATCTCACGATCAAGAAAGCGATTCGCCGCTAGCGGCCACACGCACAAATGGAAGGTCAAGCAAGTACTGTCGTCAGTGGTTCTGTTCTACTGCACCGGCTGTCCCCAGCTTATGCCTAGAGCACATTGGAGAATAGGATCACGTGGCAGTTGAACTAGGACCGCATCAACTTAAAGCACTAGGAGAGATGCATAATGGCTGTGTACTCAGAGGCGGAGTTGGATCGGGTAAGACTCGCGCTGCCCTCGCTTACTTCTTCCTTGAAGTCTGCGGAGCAAAAGTTCCGATTAATGGTCGAGGCGATTGGGGGCCTGTCGAGAGCCCTAGAGATCTATACGTCATCACAACGGCAAAGAAACGTGACGATCTCGATTGGCTTGGAGAGGCTGCACCATTTGGCCTATTCGGGGACCCGGCTCTCTCAGCAGGAGGAATTCGCGTTACAGTCGATTCGTGGAACAATATTGGCAACTATGCTGCCATTGAGAATGCCTTCTTCATATTCGATGAGCAACGTCTTGTGGGCTCAGGCGCTTGGGTTAAGGCCTTCCACAAGATCGCAGAGAACAACGAGTGGATCTTGCTCAGCGCGACACCCGGGGACGTGTGGTTGGATTACGCACCCGTATTCATCGCTCACGGCTTCTATAAGAACATCACCGAGTTCAAGCGGCGTCATGTGGCGTACAGCAACTACACCAAGTTCCCCAAGGTCTCGCACTACATGGAGGAGCACCACCTCAAGCGGCTTCGACATCAAGTCCTTGTCGAGATGCCGTACAACCGACACACCACCCGTCACCTCAAGAACGTCATCGTCGCGCACGACACTGAGCTCTTTGATCTCGCGGTTAAGAAGCGATGGCACGTGTACGAGGACCGTCCCCTTCGAGACGTGGGTGAGCTCTTCATAGTAATGCGGAAGATCGTCAACAGCGATACCAGCCGTCTGGGCCAAGTCCTCAAGACCCTCGAGGAGCACCCGAAGCTGATCGTCTTCTACAACTTCAACTACGAGTTGGACATGTTGCGGACGATCGCATCCACGCTAGACATCGAGGTAAGGGAGTGGAATGGACACAAGCACGAAGCAGTACCACAGGGTGACCGGTGGGTATATCTGGTGCAGTATACGGCTGGGGCCGAAGGCTGGAACTGTATTACCACTGATACGGAGCTCTTCTACTCGCAGACGTATTCGTTCAAGATCTTCGAGCAGGCGCAAGGGCGTATTGACCGCCTCGACACCCCGTACACTGATCTCTGGTACTACCTTCTACGGAGTGACTCTGCGATCGACCAAGCAATCGCTAAATCTCTGGCTCAAAAGCGAACGTTTAACGAAGGCAAGTCCAAGTTCGCGATGGGGTTTGAGATTCCTAAGGAGAAGGTGACCAACACCAAGCTCCTCTTCCAGGAGATCTGTATCGACCTGGATAAGCACGACCCGCACGAGTGGGACGACGGAATGGGGCCATGGTTCTGCCCTGGTGGCCCGTTCACCGAAGAACAGAAGAAGACCGCCGAACAACGAAGGGAAGAGCGCGATGGCATCCAGTCTCCCACCGCTTAACGTATCAAAAGAATCTGAGGAGAAAGCTGAGTCCATCTGTGTGTTCGCACAGGAAGAGCTCGGCCTCACCCTCACTGAGTGGCAGTACCGCTTGATCGCCATCATGATCGAGCACCCCGACGCAACATTCAAGCTCCCCAAGGGCAGAAAAGGAACGTACATTGGCTAAGCGCCGCGACAAGAACATCCAGAACCACGCACGAGCGCTGGCGAAGG